GCCAAGGGCGTCGTCCCGCTGGATGCCAGCATCCTCTAGCTCCTGCACACGGTCCAGAAGCGACGCTTCTACGTCACCGATCTGGCCTTCAAGGCCAGTCTGGATATTAGCAAGCTGGTCCAGCAACGACTGTTCAGTCTGCCCGATCTGCTGAAGCAGGCTTTCTTCAGTGACACCAAGCTCCGTAGCGAGCTCGCCCAAGGCAGTGCCGAGGGCGTCGTCCCGCTGGATGCCAGCATCCTCTAGCTCCTGCACACGGTCCAAAAGCGACGCTTCTACGTCACCGATCTGGCCTTCAAGTCCAGTCTGGATATTAGCAAGCTGGTCCAGCAACGACTGTTCAGTCTGCCCGATCTGCTGAAGTAGGCTTTCTTCAGTGACACCAAGCTCCGTAGCGAGCTCGCCCAAGGCAGTGCCGAGGGCGTCGTCCCGCTGGATGCCAGCATCCTCTAGCTCCTGCACACGGTCCAGAAGCGACGCTTCTACGTCACCGATCTGGCCTTCAAGGCCAGTCTGGATATTAGCAAGCTGGTCCAGCAACGACTGTTCAGTCTGCCCGATCTGCTGAAGTAGGCTTTCTTCAGTGACACCAAGCTCCGTAGCGAGCTCGCCCAAGGCAGTGCCAAGGGCGTCGTCCCGCTGGATGCCAGCATCCTCTAGCTCCTGCACACGGTCAAGGACGGCAGTTTCGACGCCGGTAATCCGTGTCTCAAGCGCTGCTTGCGTATCGGCAACGGTCTGCAGGAGCGTTTCTTCCGTAGCTCCGATTTCCGCGAGAAGTTCTTCGCGGGTAGTGCCAAGCTCCGCGGCAAGGTCGTCTACAGCAGACTGGATAGCGTCGTCGCGTTGGATGCCAGCATCTTCTAGCTCCTGCACACGGTCAAGAAGCGAGGCTTCTACTTCACCAAGCTGGGTGCCGAGGTCTTCTACGGCGGTTTCGACGCCGGAAATACGGTCGTTGAGAGACTGCTCTGTCTCCCCAATGCGCCTAAAGATGTCCTCTTGTGCTACACCAAACTCGGTAGCTAGCTCGTTAACGGCAGTTTGAATGGCCTCATCGCGGGTCATGCCCGCTTCTTCGTTTGCTGTGATCTGGTCCAGCAACCGCTGTTCGGAGGCTGCAACATCGTCGCGCAGCTCGCCAATATCTTCGTCAAGCGTGTAGCCCAGCGCCTCAAGCTCTGCGCGAACCGCCGTACTAGCTTCTTCAATACGCTGTTCAATCTGATCTGATGGCACCCCCCCATTCTCGAGGGCCTGCCGGAACTCTTCGAGCTGTGCCTGCAGCGAGTTAAATTGTGCTTTCGGCAGGTTCTCTTCTGCGCGGCCCGCGAGGTCTGTTTCGGCGTATTGACCTATAAGTTTATTTAAATCTGCCTGTGTTGGGCGAGACAGCCCAAGTGCTTCGTATGCGGAACGGACTTCATCGACGTCCACCATGCGGAGGTCTGTGTACGCACCGACTTCGTTCTGTACTTCGGATTCAGCTTGTTGCCGCACGAACTGCGCGACTTCTTCGTCAGTCGCATCGTAGCCGATGTCCGCAAAGTATTGGCGGGCCTCTTCTTCAGTAACCTGATTAACGTCGACAAACTGTGACAGCTCTTGGAGGGTACTGTCCTCAGCGCCTTCCCGCACGAACTGCGCAACCTGTTCAGCAGATGGGTCAAAGCCCTGCGCTTGAAACGCCTCGCGCGCTTCCTGCTCGTTGACTGCATCCGGGTCGTATTTCTGCTGGATCGAATACAGCGCAGCTTGCGTAGCTTCGGGGTCAGCGGTCTGTGTGACCATATCCTGCGCCTGCGCGTCAGTGAGCGTGACGCCTTCGGCAGCTGCAGCTGCCTTTACCTCAGCGATATCGACGTAGCGCTGGTCGACGTAGGTGTTCACGTACGTGGCGACGTCTTGTCCTGTGGAGTTCAACACGCCGTTTAGGATGTCTGCGTTAGTTACGCGGAAGTCAGGGTTTGCCGAGAACGCACGGGATACATCTCCGTTGCTGTGGTATTCATCGTTAACGGTGCTGAGCAGGTTGTTCTGCGCGACTTCGTCGTCTAACCCTAAGCGCGTCAACGCGGCCTTCGTGCCTTCTGGGTCTGACCCACCATTAGCGATGGCGTCACGCACTGCAGCGTTTGTGCGGAACAATACGTCGGCAGCGACATTGCCTGTGTACATCGACCCCGCCGTACCTGCACCAACAAACGCACCGAACAGGGCGTCACGCGCTACGGAATCGAGGATGTCTCCGCGGTTCGGGTCAATTTGCGCCAAACTCGTTTCAACGTACAGTGAGGGCAGCCCTTCTTCGAAGGCCTCCTGAATACCTTCTTTTATCGTTACGGAGGCACCGGTCGCGATCCTGTCTACTAAGAAATCAAACGCGTTAGCCACAGCGCCGGGCTCGTCGACCCCGAGCATAAGCCGCTCAAAGTCGTTACCGCCGATACCCGCAGACGCAATCGTTAGCGTGGCGGCTATAATCCCAGCGGTTTTAGCTATGTCAGCGGCGTAGGTTTCTGCTTCACTCTGGCTCATACCAGAGTTAAGCGCAGCGCTTAGCGACTCGTCATACGCGCTACCGGCAGCGCCCCCCGCAGACTCGGCGATATCTAAAGCAAAGACATTACTCGCGGTTATCCGCCGAGCCATTTGCTCGCCTATCTCTCTCCCCATCCCCCGCGCGCTTAGTTTCGCTACCTTTGTGACCGCGCCACCGAGAAACCACGAAATAACTTCCTGACCTATTTCAACCCCAATAGCCTCAACAACAAACTGCACAGGCGCTTCTTCAATCGCCCCCGCAAAATCGGTCAGTGCGTTGAGGCGGCTAAACTCGCGCTCGATGGGCTGCCCAGTAGCTGGGTCAATGCCCCTACGGCGCATGTCTGCGCGGTTGAACGCCTCTTGCCACTCTGGAGTTTTTAACTGGGTAGACACGGTGATGAGGTCGTCTGCCCACCCTGCAAACGGCGTGGTTTTTGGGTCGATGTTGGCGTATATAAAAAGGCCGTTAAACCCGCTCAGTATGTCGCCACCCATTTGTGCCGCTAACCCAGCACCGTTGAGTATATTCTCTTTGTACGCGTTATTTTTATTCACAAGATGTTCAGCAATCGCGGCGGCTTCAGGAGACATATCAGACGTGTCTATCTCAGTAGGCGACATCTGAGTCTGAGTATATTTTACAACGTTCCGAGCAAACTCAGACACAGCCTGCCCAACCTGCGTGTCAATAATCGCACCGGCAGCTTCACTGAGGCCCCCTACAGCCTGAATAAACAGGCTGGGGTTGTCCTCCCGTAAGTCTCCTAAGTTCTTAGTGATGTAAAACCGAAGCACGTTATCAACGCGTTCCCCAGTGAAAGCGTCTACTATGCCGTACCCGCCGTGTAATTCAGTACCTACGATATGGGGGGTTCTCCGCACGAGCCTTTTGAGGTTTGAATCCCAGTATGGAATGTTCATATCTATGTTGCCCCACTCAAGCAGGCCATCGTTGTTCACGAATAACGACGCCGAACCATTGGCGATATCTGTATCGGTGACGTCCGTGGGGCGAACAACCTCTTCGCGCGTCTGCACTGGAGGCGTAGTCAACGCGCGAACATCGTCTTGAGTTAGGTACTCGCCGACCATACCCCGTTCGAGCCCGGCGCGAGCCAATGCATCGTTAATCTCTGGTGTGATCTGTGTCGATCCGGCGGTGTACTTTTTCGCAGTTGCCCGGTCGGATATAGATTGGTTGGTGAGGAGTTCGTCGGCTAGCGTCTGTGTTGGGGCGTTGCGCAGGTCTTGCAGTGTTGGATACCGCTCGTCGATATCCGCAAGAAACGCCGCACGCTCGAATTGAGTCATATCTGTGAGCGACAGGCCCGCGCGATCCAGCACGGAGTTAATAATGTTTTGCCGATACGACCCGTACTCTTCTTTGTACGCCGCCATGTTGCTTGGCAGGCCTTCTTCCTTACCCACACTCAGCCAGTGCAGATAGGCATCGTCGTCAGCGTCGAGCCCAGCGATCTGCCGGTACTCAGACTCATTAAAGTTCGGGTCCATAAACTTAACAAACTGCCGATCAAGCTCAGAATATACGGGCTTAAGGTCTTCGGCGACGCGGTCCGCGGAAACCGACAAGTCTGTGACTAGCGTATTATAGTTTTTCGTCTCTACATCAAACTGCGCCGCTAAGTCTGCGGCCTGCTGCTCGTAGCGGTTGAGATTGGGTATGAGCGTGTTTGTGTAGCGCGTGTCGAAATCAGCTGCGTAATTGTTTAAATTTCTAACCGCGGTAGTCAACGCATCGGCGTTTGTCTGGTTCTCGTTGGCTTGGAAGTTCTGCAGCGCCCGATCATAAACAGTGCGCAGGCGCTCTTGCTCGGTCACACCTGCATTGATCTGCTGAACCGTGCTGTCGTAGTTAGCGACTGCACTAGAGTGTTGTTGTACAACCCCATCCATCTTTTTGGCTTGGGCTTCGGTACGTTGATAATCCCCAGTTATTTTGTCTAGGGAATTGTTTACCGTATCGCCGAACTTGCTGTTATCCAGCCACTCGCCAAACTCTTTTTCGCCGTACTGGCTAAGCTGGTTGAGAATAGCCGCAGGTACGTCACCGCCGCTAAACGCCGTGGCGGTAGTACGCTGGATGCCGAGTGTAAGCGCGCTGATCTGATTCTCTGTAAGGCTATCTTTAAGCCCGACGTTCTCCCCGAGGAAGTTGTTTATGGTCTTTGTTACACCCTCGCTTGTGAGCAGGGCGTTCCAGACGAGGTCTGAAGTAATTTCTTTACCAGTAAGCGCGGCGGAAAGCCCCGAGGTGATTACGTTGCGAGCCGCATCGGGTAGTTTCGAAAACGCACCCTCAGTGTTGGTCTCCAACCATCCGGCTGCAGCGCTAAGCCCGCCAGATAAACCGCCTTGAATAAACGCCTTTACCGGGTCTTGCCCCATAATGAGTGCGACCGACGCACTGCCTGAGCCAGAGCCAGCCGCGGAACTAATAACCTGCGTAGCAAACTCTGACGCCCCAGCATTAACCAATGCCTGCGATGCCAGTTCTCCGCCAAGCTGACCCACTTTGCCGCCGACGTACGAGATAGCCGCAGACTTCAGCGCGTCGCCGAAATCACCACCGTTTGCTAATGTCGCGGCCCCGTCGATTAGAGGTATAGCCCAAGCGTTGCCGGACAGCGTCGCCGCAGCTTTAAGGACAAACTGGCCAATATCGGACGTTAATACGTTCTTAACCGCGTTTCCCACCGGCTTCACAATCTTATCAAACACCCAGTCAGCCGCACCTGACTTATGGGCGATAACACCTGCGCCTACCCCCACAACGGTAGCAGCGACAGCGCCAGCTCCAAGCGCGACAGCGCCAGCTCCTGCGGCGGCCCCAACAGCTGCGGCGATAAAAAGAGGTGGCATTAGGCTCTCCAGAACTCTTTGAGGGACTCGTCCCCAATGTAAATGTAAGCGCGGTACATACCGGTATCCAGCTGCACGACGTCAATCTCGGTGTCCGAACCTTCGACCTTCTTATACCAGAACTTAAACGCCGATACGTACTGGTCAGTCTTAAAGTCGGTACGGTAGTACCGGATGCCCTTGTTTTGCAGATAGGCTAGGTACTTGAGCCCGGCCCGCAGAAAATTATTCGCGGTATCTACGTTGAGAGCGCGACCCTCCATGACGTTCTTGTGCTTACCCTTACCGGTATGCCCAATGAACACGGTGTTGCCGATCTGCACTTGATCGGTGTTTGGTAGGTTAAGTTCTTCCGCAATGGCTGCGAGCACATTCTGCAAGGGGTACCCGGATTCGTCTAGCTCCTGCGCAAAGCGCATAATGATCTCGGGAGCAGACAAAAACTGCTTTTTGCTGTCTGTAACGGTCGCCATCAAACGAACTCCTATAAATTACTGACGAAGCTAACCGCCATAACCGCAGCGGGAACACCCGGATGTGGGGCTGTCGGAGCCTCAGAGTGGATTGTAAGTCCTGTGTCGTCCGCGGCCCAGTACATCTCGACGTACTGCCCTGCGGTTAAGTCTATAGAGAAGTTCCAATTAACCGCAAAGTAATCATTTCCCTTGATCGTATAGCGGTGGGCCCCGTACGGCACATCAGTGCCGTTCTTGTTAATCCACACCCACAACGCACACGCACTCCCGCCCGAATGCTCTAACTGCAGAGAAAACTGGAAGTTATACACACCATCCGCAGATACGGTGACGCGCGTGTCGTTGGTGCCGCCGATACTAACCCCGTTTCCAAGGTAGGTAGTTTCTAACTCAACGGGGTATCCAGTGTTTGTAGCCGCGGCAGTCTGGTCGGCAGTGCTGTAGAACAAGCCACGAGGCATGTACAGGTACCGCCCGCCGTCTTCAGTGCTAAGCAACTCGTTCACTGTGGCGGTGAGCCGCCGAAAGAACAGCCGCAACACGTTGTTGAGCTGGTCGGTATAGCGGCGGTCGTACCCAGCAGGCGGCTGAGGAAGCGCGGGAGGTTGTGGGCGTTCGATGCGGTTAGACATTAGCGCCTCCCGTCAGGGCGCAGGTCAATGCGCGGAGAGCCGAGCTGCCACTGCACGCCAAGCTCGTTGGACTCCAGCTTGAGGACGAGCTGCCGACCGCGGACACGAATGTCGAGCTGCTGTGTAAACGCTTGCACTGGAAGGACCGCGGTACGCGCGATAGTGCCAGTGCTGCTACCCCCAACAGACTGCGGGTTGTTATGGCCCGAGCCTGAGTTGTTCATAGGGATTATGGTGAGCTGCGCGGCGGGATTAGCTGAAGTAGACCCACGGAACGTAATATCCGGTAGGACGCGCCAGATAAACGAAAACCTATCGCCGTCCTCAATATCGAATTGAGTAGACGTGATGTACGCCTCAATCGGCTGGTTCACACCGTCGATATCCTCGTCGACCCCGACCTCGTGGTTCACAAGGTTGCGCTGGTAGGTAGCAGCGATCGGGTTCTCTTGCAGGCCAGTATCCAACCATGCCGTGCGACCCATGGTGCCGTAGTACCACGTGTTTTCGAGGTAGTTGTAGACGACGTAGCGGTCGATCTCTAGCTGATTTGCAGAGCAATAGAACCACCAGATTTCGTGGTACGCCTCGTTTGTGCCCCCAAATACTTGTGCATACTGCTTGTCATTAAAGTCGGTGAATATAAACCGCCGGACATCGCACGGGAGCGGGAGCGTCCGACCATCGTACATATAGAACTTATCACGCCCCATCCAGTAAGCTACGCCATTAGCGTACGCCACTGCGTTCTGGGATGCGATTGAAATGTTGTCCCCGACGAGCTGCGCGCCCCAACCCTCTTCCCCGCCGATATACTGCAGGGAATATAGTGAGGAGTCTGTCCAAACGAGAATTTCCTGACGTGACTGGATGGCCGTTATGATCGCAGTTCCCCGAGACAGGGGTAGTCCTCCAGCTTGGTTTGTTGCCGAGGGAGTCCACTCCGCTGCGTTTTCTTGGTCTGACCACCGAATCAGCAGGGGGTCTTGCGTCGAGCTGCCCAGATCGTTGCACCCGAAAGCGAATACAAACCGGCTAATGTCAGACACGAGGGTAAAGTTATGAATTGTCGGGACGTTTGACGCACCGGGGAGGGATGTTAAGACTACTGCGCGCGTACCCACCCCGTTTGAAGCATCCCAATAATAGATGCCGCCACCCCGCGGACCGAAGATAAGGTCCTCGCCGAAGTTAGCTTGACTCCACAACCGGATTGGGTTTGCCGTCGATACACCTACACCCCACGCCCCCTGACCCCAACTACCTGCGCTCCACCCGACGAGTGGTATAGAAAACTCAGCCCCGACGTTTATCTGGTACGCAGCGGTGATTGACCCGCCGCCCCCGGTAACGGTAGACGTAGCTGCCACACCCACATCAACCGAGTATGTGTTCGTGCCTGTGACCGTGAGCTGGTGTTCTTTGTTGATCGCCGCCGCAGGGATGCCGCCTACGTCCGAAGCACCAGAAAGAGTGACGAAGTCGCCAGTAACGAAGCCGCCAGCTGCGTCTAGAATCTCGATCGCCGCCGACCCGCTGGTGGTATTTATGGGGTTAGTCAGGCTGGTCGTAGCGCGGATTGGGGTCACGTCGTTGTAGACACCGCCACCCTCGATATAGAACTTTAAGTTCGTGCCGACGCCTATATGGCTCACCCCGTTTAGCGTTACCCACTTCAGAAGTGACCGGCACACACCTTGGAACGCCGCCGTAGAAATACGCCGCCAGCCGCCGATCTTTTCCGGAAACCCCTGCCGAAAACGCACCTTGTCACAGTCGAACCACCCACCCTCGTTGGTGTAGTCCGTGCGTTCGCGGTTGATGCCGGGCTTGAATACGAGCTTCTTCAGGGGCATAGGCGGTCATACTTCTCGTTAGCCGCAACGATGCTTTGCAGCAGCTCGCGGTCATTTCTTAGCAACCACTCTACAACATGCGCGTCAGCAAATAAATGCAGTTCTGTTAGGTCGCAGTATGTGTCATTTACCAGCGTCGCGCAGCCACTTAGAAGCACGATCAGCGAGGCCGGTATCGTCCAGAATCTCGATTTCACGGTCAACCTCCCTAGCAGTTCGCATCTTGTCTATCGTGTTCTGGTAGCCCTTTACCTGCGCATCAGAGTTTGCCTCACTACGTCCGCGAAAATAGGCGGCTGCTACTACAGCTAGGGCCACTGCTGCGGCCACAGCCCATATGCGTAGCTTACCGAACACCACGCCGCCATTTCCGGACGCGCTCAACGTCGATTACTCCTGTTGCCATAAGGACAACGAGGGTTAAAGCAGACAAGATTAGCAGGTTTTGCCACGGCATATCCGCGAAGTATCCTACAACGGGCCCGGCGGTGGCAGCAGCTTTTGCTACCTGCGACATCTGAATCGTGCGCGATTCCGCCAGCGACTCCCGCTCTGGGGCCTGCTCTAGCCAGTGCTTTACGTTAAACCCGGGGCACGCTTTGTTGGCGTATTCGTTGTGGCCGGATACCTTCTTGATCGTCGGGAACCGTTCTTTCAGCTCCGCGATCAGCTTGCGTAGCTCGGCATCCTGCTCTGGAGTAAAGTTGTCCTCAAACTTGCCGTTGGCCGCCGAACCATGCCCACCAAACAGTGCAATGCCGATAGACCGCGAGTTGCGGCCCTTGGTGTGCGCTCCGATGTCATCGAAGGTATCTCCATCGTTGTTGAGGTCGCGCCCCGCGGCACGGGTGCCGTTCCGGTCAATAAGGGTGGCGTAGCCAATATCTGCCCAACCGTTTTCTTCGACATGCCAGCGACGCACCTCGGCGACTTTCTGGTTAGTGGTTCTGGTTTTCCACCACTCGGGGCGGGTAGCGGTGCAGTGGATGATGATCTCGTCTATCTCGCGCATCACTGCCCCCCTAGCTTTACTATGAGGGCCACGCCTGCACCAACAACGACCCAGAATAACTTGTCTAGCATGTGGAAGACGACCCCGCGCTGCACGGTAATCTTCTCTACTTTCTCGACCCGGTCGACCACCCGGGTCTGCGCATCATCGTATTTATCCATGCGCTTGAACAGCGTAATCATACGCTCTTCCATGCGCGCCAGCGACACAACCGCCTCAGACAGCGTGTCCAACTTCTTTTCCATTCTCTCCAAGCGCGCGTCGTCGGTCACTGTAATCACCCATTACCCAGTTCAGTAGTAGACACGCTGCAAACCCAACGAATTGTCGTGGCTACCGCCCCGGTAACTGTTATGGACACAGCCCCGTTCGTGGTGTCGGCGGTTACGGCTACGACCCACCCGGACGCACCGGCATCTTCGGCAATGTTGGTAATGGTTGCTGTGCCCACAAGTTCAGTAGACGACGCGAGCGTACCCCGCTTAAGTAGCGCTTTAATTTCCCACATGCGGGAATCGGCAACCGCTGGGTTTGTATCTTTAGCCCCGAGAATAGCGTGCACGGCATACAAGGCGTTGGCGGGTAGGTTTACCACGTTGTAGGCGTTAGCGGTTCCCGATCCATCAGAAGTAAGGCGGGTAATAGCGTTGCCAGATGTTTCTGCACGGAGCACTTGGCGGGAGAGTTGGGCCGTCCCGTCAGCGGTGGCAAACGCACCGGAGGCGATAACCTCCTGCCCGTACCGCGCAGCTACAGCCCGGTACCCACCCGACACAATAGAATAGTCGGCGTTAGCCTCGATCGCATTATCGCGCCCCCCACCCACGACGGTGTACTGTGCTTGCGTACTGTTATCTCTACCGCCCGAGACGGCGCTGTACAGCGCAGTAGCGGCAACGTTGTTTGTGCTACCTCCTGATACCACAGAAGCGACGGCGTTGGCTTGGTTCGTCGCGCCACCCGCAACAACGGCACTATTAGCGGTCGCGGAGACGGAGTTATCGGAACCTCCGGAGATCGTTGATGCTGGTGCCGCGGCGACGTCAGACGCAGCCACCCGAGAAGTTTGCAAATCCACCGCGCCAGCGCCGCGTTTGTTGCCCCCCGCAGAGGTATTGTCAGCCACATCAGCCGTCAGGGCACCGGCGCCTTTGGGTACGATTGCCACATCTATGTTGGTTTCCGCGCCTTCTGCCTTCAACGCAATGACCGGCACCGTGGCGTTGGGTGCGGATAGAACTTTGATCTCATCGAAGTAGAACAGCCCCGGCGCGGCGTAGACAACGTCAGTGCCGTCAGCGTAGATGATGTAGGTTTCACCGTTGGGGATATCGACACCCGTACCCCCGCTAATTTCTACTGTAATAGTCTGCCCGCCGGTCGTGGCGTTCTTTACAATATACATCTTCTGCACTGCGGGCAGAATTAGCTTGCGTGTAGCTGTAAGCGATCCGGTAGATGTCACGTTAAAGTATAGGGCCCGGAACGGCTGTGCAGCGTTACTGTCCACGTAGGTTAATGTTTTGTCCGCGTCGGTCGCAAAATCTACGTCCGCGTACCCACCGACTGCCTGCTCAATAGCTTCTAAGTTGTTGTTAGTGGTGGCCCCCCACACACTAACTTGTTCGCCGTCACCTATGAGTTCGATCTTGAGGTTAGAGAATGTGCTTGCCATCAGGGACCTCTACGTAGGAATTTCTACCCAGAAGGGCGTTTGTGAATCGTTTATTTCGTCCCAGATGTTGATCTTGCCGACCAACCCCGTGCCCTGCACGCCGGTGACGTTCACTATCTGGTTATACACATAAGTGACGTCTCCAACAAGCCCGTTGGCGCTGTTGCCGATAACCGAGAACGTAACCGGTATCGACGCTATCGCAGTGCCTAGCCCTGCGTCCGCAAATACTCCGGCTGGGGCTACGCTAGCCCCGCCAGTTTGCGCTGTGGTTCCTACCGCTGACTGGGCGAACACCCCGAAAACGTTTGCGTCTACCGCGATGGACACAGTCGCGGTTCCCGTCTGCCCTGTACCTACAACCCCAGTAAGCAGGATCGTAGAGTTTGCGGAGGAGGCGACATTACCCACCGCGCCAGTAGCTACAACGCCAGCTGGCGTTACTATGGAGGTGCCAAATACAGTTACTGAGCCTAGCGCTCCCGCCGCCGCAACACCAGTTACCAGTACGTCTATAGGAAGGCTAACAATGACCGACCCAACCTGCCCAGTAGCCAACACCCCAGAAACGGTTATTGCGCCCTCAGGGAGCGCAGCGAGGGGCGTAGACGCTAGTGGGGAGAAACCGAGCATGGGGGCTTACCTCAAGGTTTGGTGGGCCAAGTCACGCTATACGGGAACCCATCCTGATCTGGCACATCGCGCAGGGCTTGACGGTAGGTTGTCATTGCCTCGCTCATGGTGTTGTCGCTTAACGCTTGCCAGTCTGTTGCTTGCAGGAGTTGGTCACGATGGTTGCGAACCGCTGCCTCCGCCTGATCTTGTGGCCTATTGACGACCGTGTAGCCAATGAACCAGCGATTACCGTGAATAGGCTGACCTACCTGAGACTGGTCTACCTCGCCTGTGATATGGTTTGTGGCGTCGTTTTCTGTCTTCAGACGGATCACCTCTTTGTGAGGCATATCGCCCATTACTAAATTTTGTACCAACGGCTCATGGGCTGGCTTAGACAGTTCAATCACTGGATGCACCAGATGGCGCTTCAGCATCGTGTCAGGAATGATGCGAGGAAAGCTAGTCTCAGGGTGGTCACGACGAAATTGCCCGATTGTGTAGGGAAATTCTACGGGCTGGTCGTTTGTGATCTTAACGTGCATTTGGAGATCCTATTTAGCTGAAGTTGTCGCCTATCAAGCGTCCGTAGTAAGTTGTGCCACCATCTTGCGTGAGGAATGTCAGTAGGTCTGTCTCACCGTCAGCAGGGGAGGTAGGGGGTGTACCTGCTGGCCACTCGACAGACGCAGGGTATGTGAAGGTCGCATCTCCGACAAAGCCTGTTGAGTATTGCCATACTGCATTTCCACTGAACCCAATAACATACATCTTAGTGCCATCGGGCTTGAAGAAAATGCTTTGTGGAGTTGTTTCTTGAGCAGCAACACTGAAGTTCTGAAGGTAACTAGCTGAAGAAACATCCCAAGCTGTGCTTAGGTCATACTCATTAACATCGTCTCCAGCTTGCCCAATAACGTACATCTTTGTGCCATCGGGTTTGAAGAAGATACCGGTTGGAGTTGTTTCTTGAGTAGCAACACTGAAGTTCTGAAGGTAACTAGCTGAAGAAACATCCCAAGCTGTGCTTAGGTCGTACTCATTAACATAATCCCCAGTAGACCCAATAACATACATCTTAGTGCCATCGGGCTTGAAGAAGATACCGGTCGGAGTTGTTTCTTGAGCAGCAACACTGAAGTTCTGAAGGTAACTAGCTGAAGATACATCCCAAGCTGTGCTTAGGTCATACTCATTAACATCGTCTCCAGCTTGCCCAAGAACATACATCTTAGTGCCATCAGGTTTGAAGAAGATGCCGGCTGGAGCTGTTTCTTGAGCAGCAACACTGAAGTTCTGAAGGTAAGATGCAGTAGAAACATTCCAAGCCGTGCTTAGGTCATACTCATTAACATCATCTCCACTGAACCCAATAACGTACATCTTAGTGCCGTCTGGTTTGAAGAAAATGCCGCTGGGAGTTGTTTCTTGAGCAGCAACACTGAAGTACCCTTCAGTGCCGGCAGCGCTTAGGTCCCAAGCTGTGCTTAGGGTGTAGGAAAAGACTGCAGCTCCAGAAGCCCCAATAACATACATCCTTGTGCCATCGGGTTTAAAGAAGATACCTTGTGGCTGGCTTTCTTGAGCGGAAACACTGAAGTTCTGAAGGTAAGATGCAGTAGAAACATCCCAAGCTGTGCTTAGATCATATTCGTTTACATCATCTCCAGTAGACCCAATAACGTACATCTTTGTGCCATCGGGTTTGAAGAAGATACCGGTTGGAGTTGTTTCTTGAGTAGCAACACTGAAGTTCTGAAGGTAAGAAGCTGAAGTTACATCCCAAGCTGTGCTTAGGTCATACTCATTAACATCATCTCCACTGAACCCAATAACGTACATCTTAGTGCCATCAGGTTTGAAGAAGATACCGGTTGGTTCTAGTTCTTGGGCAGCGACACTGAAGTTCTGTAAGTAACTGGCCGACGTTACATCCCAAGCTGTACTCAGATCATACTCATTAACATTGTCTCCAAGACGACCAATAACATACATCTTTGTGCCATCGGGTTTAAAGAAGATACCTTGTGGCTGGCTTTCTTGAGCGGAAACACTGAAGTTCTGAAGGTAAGATGCAGTAGAAACATCCCAAGCTGTGCTTAGATCATATTCGTTTACATCATCTCCAGTAGACCCAATAACGTACATCTTTGTGCCGTCTGGTTTGAAGAACACTCCGTTTGGATTTGTGTCTTGAGCAGATACAGAGAAGTACCCATAAGCAGGTGGCTCTGCATTAGCTAGGTCATAGCCGCCATCAATAAATTCACCATTGAGTTCAAGCGTAAATCCGAGGGCAGTACCCGTCGTAGGGGGGTTGCTAAACACAAACGTAGTTTCCGCCGTAGGTGTGTAGCTGAACACGTTACCAGAAGTCAGGTCAAGAGTTGTGCCTGTGATCGTTCCAACGGCTTCCACCAAGCTGCCGCCCAGCTGCAAGCCGTTCTTGATACGAAAATCTTTGTCGTTAGCCATAGGTTCACTCTCCCCTAGTTAGGCTGGTTATAGCACGATCGCCTTTACCGTGTAGTTGGTCGATGTAGAAGAAGCTGCAGTGACAACGATACGGAAGTTCCCACCGGATACATCTACGTCATAACTTGCCAAAGAAGCCGTACCCGTATTTACGACGGCATACTCAGTCGCATAGGCCGTGGCCCCCTTCCACGTAACGAGCAGCTCGCTTACCGTGCGGTCTGTGCCGTTGTCAGCCACAACAACAATCTTAGCTGCGTTATACGTGGTTGTGGCGTAGGTAGCGATGACTGTAGACGCAGTGCTAGACGTAGTGGCAGTCTGGCTGTCGGAAAACCCTATGGCACTCTGTAGATCATCCGCCGCTACCGACACATACACCACAGCAGTACCTGAGAGGTCCAACAGAGCGCCTGTCGAGCTTTCCCCTAACGTGCGTGACAACGTAGTCCCAGTGGCCGTATAGGTGCCTGAACCAATCTCCCAAGCTGTGCCATCTTCAATGACGTAGCGGACCACATTAGCATCGACCACACCAGCATCAGCAAAGGTCTGGTAGCCACTCTCAGCAGAGCCAAGCGTGATTGTACCAGTGCCAGTCGTGGCGGTAGCAACTTTGGCTCTGTTTACGAGAGTGACCATTTTTATGTCCTTACGCGATGCGGAGGATAGCGTTCGATGCGTCCGCTACCGGGAACTGGATGGTGAAGTCGCCGTCAGTAGAGGTCTTGTCAGCCCCAAAATCAAGGATCGCAATAGCTCGATTGGCCTTAGATGCGTTGTATAGCATCGCACCGCGCGCAGTGATCGTCGAAGACGCCCACGTAGTATTGTCAAAGTCCACAATCGCGGTTGTACCGCTGGAGCTAATCGTTGCCCCAGTTAGGGTGTTGCCCCCAGCGGTGTACCCGGTACCGGCAACCTCATTTGTTGTAGCATACGCTGTAGTCGTCGCCCCGAGGGTCGCCGAGCTAGTAAACAGCGCAATTTTAATCGTGTCAGTGTCGAGGTCGTGCACGCCGCCAAGAAGCTCAGTCTTGAAACTTGTGCACATCGCTTGTGTGATAGCCATGTCTTATCTCCTTAGCTCACGGCAGTGCGTACTTGGCCAGAACGGTATGTGTCCTGACGCATTTTGCCATCCCCGAGATTCTTGAGCAGCCCGATCGCAAGCACATACAGTTGATTGTACATGTTGACGACGTCCTGCTCGCCTTTCAAGAAGCGGATAGCTTCAACCAGCGCACCGTTTAGTAGCGCTGAATCAAACTCGTTCCCTAGCCACGTCGTACCTGCGGTAACGATGGACTCCGGGTAGTATCCGTAATGCAGTTCTACGGTGTAGTCCGCATTGGGTGTAGGGCCCAAAATAAATGCGTTACCGTCAAAAAACGCGTAGTGTTTGGGTACGCCAATACCCCCCGGCGCAGGGTAGGCTTCCCGGATAAAATTTACGTCCTTGTTAAGCAAGTACGAATAATTACCGGACTCCTCTACAACCGCCATACTGAAAGAGTACAGGAAATCTTCGGGCATAGAAAGGTACTTGTTCCCAGAGGTTACCGTACCCGTCACGTTCTTGCGGAGTTCCGGAATCTGGACCGTATTGTATATTTTCTGCTCCGCCTGTTTAACAAACATGGCAAGCTGGTCGTCGGTGAACGACGTTTCACAGATATCTTCGATGTTTGCTTTCAGCTCGGCGTAATCCATACCTTACCCCATTGGCCCGCGGGCCATGATACCTTTAGTGGCTGCACCGGTGCCACGGACCTTCGTGCCGCCAGATTTCTTGGCGGGCTTCTTCATCTTCTTCGTCTGGCTTTTGACTTTACCACCAGACATCATCTTCTTGGTTCCGCAGCTAGGCATGAGTGTATCTCCTATGAAGTTATTACTGTGACTTGCCCGATAAACCCAGTGCCAACTATCTGCCGTACTGGGATGATCTGTGCACGGCTTTGAGCGTATTCAGAGCTATCGGGGCGTGGGTTACGGAGGGCCTGCGGGTCCTCCACCGGAAACTCGCCTAACTTAAGCTGGGGGTGATCCGGGTCCCAGCATGTTGAGCAAGATAATAAGTTTGTCTTGCGACCCTTAACGAAGGTAGTGCGTAGCTTACGTAGCGGGTATTGAAACCCGCATATATCGCATATGCCGATCGCTTTTTGGCTTGAGGCAAACCGATTACTCACCGGACCATCCTCACGCTAGGTACGAACCGTATTGGAGCCTTCTCACGGTCTTCTTCGGCAGCAAGCCGGAATTGATCCTCGTATTCGGCCTTAAGGAGCGGGATACGGTCGATGAGCTCGGGCACCTTCATCGCGATGTAGTACGCCAGCCCCGCTACCAGACAGGGGAGAAAGCGGAAGTTCATATCCGCAGTTTGAACCCCGGAGCCTGCGTCTTGGACGCGGCGCATGCGCCAGTAAACAAACGTATAGTTGTTAGAGTCCGGCACCGGCCAGACATTAATCCGTGGGGCGTCACGGAGACGCTCAATCCACACCTGAATCGGCCTACCGGTGTTGGTCTTGTTAGGAATCGTGGAGTAGGTGCTAACGCTAATACGCGAGATATTAAGGTCTTGCTGCCTGCTGCCTGCCCCTGTGCGAATAACCTGCTCAAGTAGGTCGATGGTGTCCGCAGGTAGGGCGTACTGTGCTACACCTTGCGAAAGGCTTAGAACCCCCTCGTCGATGGTCCACATGTTGATGCCGCGGTTCTGCCACTCGATCGTCATCAAGTTCATAGACCGCCGCGCAGTGCGAAGGTCATAGCCAGACCGCATCTCGCGGCCCGCACGTTCCCATGCTTCCTCGGCGATCTCCGTGAAGTCCATGTTAAACGCTGTGGTACCGGATGTGGTCACTTGCTACCCCGTTTTGCTGCTGACACCCTACGAGGTTTACCCGCTGGTTGCCCTAGTCGTTTCTTCTCAGCGACCTTCTTGCTCTTCTCTGAAGAGCTCATTTCACCGCTAGTCTTAGGGGTCTTGCCAGACACCCGCTTGCTTGGTCTGCAATACGGAGTACCCCGACTTTCGCCCTCTTGGCGTCCGCAAGCCTTACCAGTGCGCACGTCTTTCCAGTCCTCTTTGAACCAGCGCTTCAGTGCCGCACCTTTCTCCGTCTTGCGAACCGCCATCACTTCGACCCTTTGTTGCCCCAGTTCTTTGCCCCGACCTTGCGGCACTTGGCAATAGCCCCAGAAGCATAGGCGGACGGAAAGACCTTATAGCGAGATTTTACCTTGCTATAGCAGTCGTCTTTGACCGCCCCACCTTTCTTGTAGCGCTTGCGCATTACATCATCTTGCAGGCGCGGACGCCCTTAGACGCCATACCCGCACCCCGTACTTTACCGCCAGCCTTCATTTTATGTGCGGAATCCTTCATCATGGTGCCGTCAGGCATTTTGTGCATGCCGACTTTACCGCCAGCCATCATGCCTTCAGGCATCTCCATGGCTTCCCGCATCGACGCGCGGTTGCCGCGGCCTACAGCCGTGTCGGAGGACATCATGTCTTCAATTTCTTGGGGGCGCTTGCGGGGGCGGATCGACCGAGCCGGTGCAGCCGAGCTCCTACCTTCCATAAGGTCATCTGGACGCGCCTTTGGGCGCATTTTCGGGCGGTCAGACGATGCCATGCCGCCGTTCTGGTATTTCTTCATCATGAGTTTATCTCCTACGCTTTGCGGTGCCCCGACTTCGGTGGCATTAGCAGTTCCACGCCCGAAGGCTTTTATTGATCCGAGAATCCGGGTCGTTCTTTGTCTTCTCACTTGTCAGCTTTTTCTTCATGCCAGACATCCGGGCACAGAAGCTCTTACGGCGGTTGCCGTCCTTTGTGCCAGCCTTGGCCTTGGGGGCCGGGGGCTTTAGGTTCATCCCCTGCTTTTTTGCAGACGCGCGGCCTTTGGCATTGAGCCCACCTTTTGGGTTCTTGCCTTCCTTACGCTGCCATGCTGGAGACTTCGCCATACTGCACCTTAGCTGTAGAACACGGTCATGGCGCTAATGTTTGTAAGCGCCGTGATAAAGACATCGGAAGAGCAACGAATCCCGTAGTCTGGAATGTTGATCGAGTGCGAGTCAGACGGAATAAAGTCGATGTCGAGAACCAGTGGGCCCCCGTCACCATCAGTCACGGTCAGCCGACCGGCACCGCCTGCAGTGGTCAAAACCTGAACCTGCCGGATGCGAGCTGGGCCTACAGCTAGCGACCCCGCTGCGGTGACGCGTTTTGTCCGAAGATCGGAGCTAGACATACGTTAGCCCTCCTTCTTTTTGGGGGCCACTTTTGGAGCTTTGATCGGGTTTCCATCCGCGTCGAGCCCGCGCGCTGCGAGTTCTTCCGGTGTCGGGAGTGTCCATTTAATTGTCATAGCTCACCTCACGTTGCTGCGATGGTAGCGCCGGTATCCGACCGCTTCCAGTCAGTGCCATTAGAGAACGCGAGAATCGGGGAACCCGCTGCGCCATTGGACACATAGATGATAGTGCCCGCGCCTGCTGTAGCCGCCGATGGGGCGTTCGCAACGGTGTATGTGGGGAGTTTGATTGCGCCAACAACATCGCCTGTGATGGAGCCAACAAAGCCGTTAGTCGAAACTACCGGTCCGCTAAACGTTGTAGTACCCATGTGTATCTCCTGTCGTGGGTCAAGTCAGCCACACTATGCGGCTGTCAGGAATGTAGGTAGAATACACGATAACAAAACAAAAAGAAAGGGGCCACCGAAGCAGCCCCTCCCTAACGGTGCCGGTGCGATTAAGCGCCGGGCGAACCGAAGATACCCAGCGGGTCCGAGACACCGAACGAATAACGTTCACGTGCCTTGTAGCGCGAGTTACCTGTGTCGAAGTCAGCATCCATGGACGTCGACATCGGTGCACGGACGAAGTGCTTCAGGCCGTTTGGAACATCCGTCATCAGGAACCAAGCGTTGGTGTCCGTCAGATAGTGGTTGATCGTGTAGCCTTCAGGGATCGCCCCGTTGTTCCGGATAGCGTTCAGGTCGTTATCGGCGGTACCGACACGGCCTTCAGTCTCCAGTAGACGAGTAGCAACGAACTGCAGCGCAGGCGGGATAACCAGCTTGCGTGGCTGGGATGCAATGAGCATCCCGCGTTCGTCAGTCCAAGCCGCGATCTGGATAACTGCAGCCTCAAGCGAAGTCTCGTTGAGGTCAGCAGCAACCGAAGGACGGTTGGAGTTAGTGCCACCCGAAACCAACGGGTGGGCAGTGGAACAAAGCGTCTGGCCGTCACCGTAGGTGGTGCCTGCGTCAAACGCGTTGTTGAGGATCGCCGCTGCCTTTACCTGCTTGCTGTACGCCATAGCACGGGCCAACGCCTTGGTATAACGAGACGACAGAGAGTCGTACAGGTTATCTTCGATGGCTTCCTCCGTGATGGCGAAGCCCATAGCGATGGTCTCGTGGGTGTAGCGAGCAGTCCATGCTTCCTGAGCATTGTCATACGAGATGGCGGAGCCTTCGTTTTTGACGGGTGCTGCAGAAAAGCCAGACAGCTTAGTTTCTTCTTCAAACGAGCGATCAGATGTCTCGGTCTCGAAGATTTCAGCGTGCTCTTCACCATACTTGGCGTACTCCAAACCGAACAGAGCGTTCAGCCCCGGAAGGAGTTCTTTGAGTAGCTGGGCGCGTGAAATTGCCATGTTACATTACTCCTTATACGCCGGTTGCATTTTGATACTGGTGCATGCCCCAATTCCACTTGACGACCAGCTCAACAAACGTATCGGAACCAGTCTTGGTATCCGGAATAACGTCGATGACGCGAATCGGCAGAGTGTTCGTGGTGGCTGCAGAAGTCGAAAGCACGGCGACTTTCGAGTTTCCAGTAGTGGTCGTCCCAGCGTTTTGTACCAGCGCCACGTTGTTACCAACGACGGTGCGGCCAACGCCTGCAATCACAGTCGTGCCAGACACGACGGCGACCTTAAACAGCTGGTCGGGATCATCCGCAACATACGCGACAATGTCGGATGCTACGGTGTTTGCGGGGAAATACTGGCTATACAGCTCGTAACCCAGACTTGGGTCCGTGTATCTGCAGCCAAGAAAAATACCCACGGGGGTTGCGGTCGTAGTTCCGGTGTCTTTCTCCAGAGTACCGTCACTTACGAGCTTAACAACGTCGCCATTCAGCAGGTTCGTTGCATAGCCCGAAGCAATAGGAATCTGGCGCGTAGCACCAGCGAACACCTGACCACCGATCAAATTGATCGGCTTCAGCCCGTATGGGGCGTCAACGGTAGGATATGCCATATCTAGCTCCTGTTAAGTTCCATTACCAAAGGTAACCCGTGTCTTCCGCTCGTTAAAAAGCGGCATACGCGGATCGTTCTCACGCATGAAGTTGTTGTCTACCGAACGCATCTGAGACTTAGTCTGGGTAGTGTAATATTCATTACGCTCCTCGACCAACTCTTTAGGTGCTTTGCAGAGCATCAATCCACCAATTACCACGTTTTCTGCAAACCGTTCATTCTCAACGGTGACCATGGTAATCTCTGGGTGATCCACCGCTTTCACGGGTTCCCAACCTTCACGCAATTTCGAAGAAACATTCGTGGCGTCGACTTGCCCTTGCGTGCTTATGCGCACCCAGTGATAGTCATAACCTGCCTCGGGATTCGGCGACGGAAGAACTTCCGGGCGCTGCCAAGTCCGTTTACGCGTGGTCTTTTCACGGGTGTCGAGCTCGCGGTCTATGCGATTCTCAGCCATTTTGTTTCCTCATATCTATAGCAACCTGTTTGGCGTATTGTTCCGGGGTAAGTCCCAACCTCTTCGCGATCTGGACCTGTGTTTTGGTCAGTGTCACCCGGTTCGGCGCAGTACTGCGCGTTGCCGCGGCCACGACCGAGGTCTTCCGCTTCGGCTCTGGAGCCCTTTGTTTCGTGTCCTCGAACTGATCGGGGAACACTTGGCGCATACGAGTGTTAATCCGCTCGTAGTAGTCATCGCTTTGCGGGCTTACGCCCTCTTTGACGAGTTTATTGTGCAACCCCAGCGCAAAACTCGTCATCTCATCATCGCTTTGGAACCAAGAATTGTCGTTCTTCCAATCCAAGGCCCGCTGGTCGACTTTAGGTGCCGGGGCGGGTTCTGCCTTAACTTGTACAGGTGTTTCGCGCTCCTGTAAAGTTGGTACCTTGAGGTTGTTTATCTTTTCGAGCTTAAGCCTAGCAGTGGTTAGCTTCTCCTGTGCATTAAGCACAGAATCCGCATCGCCAGAGTCATACGCAACTTTGTACCCAGCCTTCGCGGACTCCATATCCATCGCTGCGCTGCGCTTGGCCTGCTCGATAAGGGCCGCTTGGCTCTTGGTGCTGGAGGTCTTCAGCTTCTGATTTTCATCAAACAGCTGCTGCGTAAGGCGCTCAAGCTCCTCGCGCGCACGCAGGGCCTCTTCTTTAGCCCGCCGCTCGTCGTGGTAACCTTTACTAAAGTGCTTGATACGCTTCCGGACTTTGTCGGAATACTCTTCGAGCTCTTCGTCGGTTACATCCTCTGGGGGATCAGACGGTTTGCGGTTACGGTCGGCAGGGGGCGTATCGTCGACAACCTCTACTGCTATGTCGTCCTCGACAACTACCTCAATCTCTCCCTTCGCCTTGCCCGTCTTTACCATTGGCTCCGCGGAAGAAGACTCGATGTCGATTTCTACTGTCTCATCGTCGTCGTTTGGAAACCCAAACTCTACTTTTTGAAAAGGCATAGTCTAGCTCCTTACGCGCGCTGGATGCCGCGGGGGTCAGCAACCACCGCTTCAATCGAGTCATCATTCATCAGGCGATATTCAGTATCGCCCATACGGAAACGCGTGCCCGAGTTCATGCGGAACATGACGTAGTCGCCGGGTTCGCACCATGCGCCGGTAGGAAACCGGTCTGCGTCAGAGTACGCCTGCTCGCCAACGTCAACAACAAGCCCAATGATCGACATGATATGGTCGCGGTCGCGCTCCTTATCCGTCTTGATAATGCTTGTACCCTCGTAGGTCTCTGAGACTTGCGGGAGCGCAATGAGTACGCGGTACCCCACTGGTTTGGGCAGCTGTGCCTCAAACTCCTGTTCGTTAATCTTAACTGCTGCTTCAGTCATCATCGTTGTCCATATAGTTACGCGAGAGGTCTTCAATGTACGATTTGCTGGATTCGAGACCCCGAATTAATCCAACAACTTCCCTATACGCGGCGTAGTCCTTGGGAGACCCCCCGGCTAGGAATTGCGTTGCAGACGAGATTTGCTCGTCGATCTTATCTGTGAGCACGTCAAAGACGGTCTTTGCCATAGGTTATTTATCTCCTCTTGGCTTGTTCTGCTGCATGAGCTTAGCGACCTCGATAGCAGTCTTATCCTGAGCTTCGCGGCGGGCCCGGCTCATCTCGACGCCCTTTACTTCAGCGTCGATCGCCAGCTGGGTCTTGTCGACTTTCAGCTCCTCGGCCTTGAGCATCGCGTCCGTCATGCTCTTAGCTGTCTGCAGCTTAAGCTGTTCACCCTTGTACTGGGCATCAGCCTGATCCTTCGCGGCCTTGCGCTGGACCTCCTGCGCCTTGATCTGGACCTCAGCCTGCTGGAGCTGGAACATGGGGTCTTGCTGCTGCTGCTGGGCTTGCTGCTGAGCTTGCTGCTGCTGGTTAGCCTGCGTGAGCTGGCGACCGGCATCGGCGACGAGGCGGGACAGCTGGACTTCGACTTCCTGCGGCAGCTCTGCGTTGGGATCAGGCAGCGGTGCCCCGAGCTTCTCCTCGATCTGCTGCCGGTACTGGAACCCAAGGTGCTCGGCGATGTGTGCCTGCAACGACGTCATGATCTGCTGCGCCTGCGGGTTCTGGCCGATCATCTGTGCAATCATCGGGTCCTGCATAAACGACATGTGGGTCGCAATATGCGCTTGGTGGTCCTGATAGATAAACGACCGCATCGGCTTGCCAATCAGCGCGTCCATGTTCTCGCTGACCGGGTCAGTCGGCTTGGCATCGGCCTTTGTCGGCACGATCTTGTCCGCGTTCTTGATACCCAGCACCTCCATCATCTCGCGGTGGAGGACTGGCAGGTTGTAAATCTGCGGGGCCTGCTGGGACATCTGCAGCACAGCCTGATACTGCACAACGCGCTGCGCCATGGTCGAGCTGTTAGGATCACTGACGGGGATCACGTCCACCATCATATAGTCCGACCGGCGTGCGCCCACCTCACCACGAGTGGGCTGGTAGGAGTACTCTTCTGGGGCATGCTCGGCGATGATCGCCTTGAGCATCTTGAACTCTTGCTTCATCGCGTAGTGCACACGCGACTGCACCGCAGCCATTGGCTTCAGGGTGCGCTCAAGCAGCGCCAGCGTCGTACCCACCGGTGCGTTTGCTGACATGTCGGAGATATTTAGATCACTGATAGCCCCGAGGCGGCGGCCTTCCTGTGTGATGCGGTCCAAGAGCTGTAGGAGCGTCTGCGACGGCTCTTTATAGGGCAGCGGCATGATATTATCGCGGATAGAGCCCGACGGGACGTCTACATCCTTGAACTCGCCTGGCTCGATCGGGCTATCGTCGCCCTTAATACGCAGGCCGCGAGTTTTCAGGCCCCCCGGCAGGTTAGATAGCGTGCCAGCGTCGACCAACTGGCGAATCAGCGACGTTCCTGCGCGTGAATAGCCCCCGATGATGTGAATCAGCCCCAGTCCGTAGAACCCAAACCCCGGAACGTAGGGGTAATGGACAAAAAACTGATTTTTCAGGGGGATTTCGGCGTCTTCTTCGTAGTTGCGGCGTACCGCCAGCACCTCACCTGAGCCCCGCTCGATAGTGACGACGTACGGCACCGGCATGTCATCCTCGTCGTCCACTCCGGGGACGCACATCTCTACATGGCACTCATAGAGTGCGTAGCGGTTGTCGTCAGTCAGGCTGAACCCGCCATCCTCGGCCTTTTTCTCCTCAACGTCGGAGTGGTACGGCACCGGCTCGCCCAGCTCGATGTCCCGATAGAAGCCTGCAGCCTGCAGCTTCTTCATCTCGTTCTTGGTTTTACGCATCACATGCGTAACGCGCTCTGCCGTCTCGATGTGACTCGCGCTGTAAGGCACGATAACGTCTTCTGCTGGTATATAGAGCGCCACTTGACGCCCAAAGTTCGGGTCGAAGTACACTTTCTTGAACGCAGAGCCCGCCAGACCCAGAGAATAGAGCATCCGCTCGTGCTCGGACCGGTACTCGACCATCCGCTCGGTGATCTCGTAGTTCATGTCGGCCTTGACGCGCTCCGCGGCCTCCAGCTTCTCCTTGCTCTCCTCGCCAAGCACCTTGACCTTTACCGGCCCAGCGGCTGGGAAAGTCTCAGACATAGTCTCAGCTTGGAACCGGATGGCTGCTTCAGCCAGAATCGTAGAAAACACCCCACAGGCACCCTCCCAAGGCTGCGTCCGCTCCTCGTACTTGAATCCCAGCACGTCCAGACCCTCGACGTAGGACTCAACCCACTCCTTCCGGCTCTGCATGTCGGCCTCGATCAGCCCCACGAGGTCGCTAGACAGGTCCCGCAGGTCCCCATCTTCCATGAAATCCGCTAGGTTTGCGTCAAATTCGGCCTCATCCACGGGTTCGGCGTCCGGAAACAGGATCACCTCCATGCTGCCGTCGTCCAGAATAACCGCCTCTGGGTCGACGATCTGAATCTCCAGATCAGATTCGAGGTCCATGCCCTCCATCTCATCGTCGTCAATGCCCATTGGGGCGCTGTAAATGCCTTTTTCGATAGCCATGTCTTATCCCTCAGTAGAAGCCGCCCCGGCGTTGTTTGAAGTATCTCTGCTCGTCTTCCTCGTCGGTCGGCAGGCGGATAAACCCTCCGCTCCGGAACCGCATGAGGGCCATAACTGTAGAGTCCACCAAGTCATCATGCGACATAAATGGAAATCCAGCAATCTCTTCGACCACTTCTTCGGCCCAGCGTGTCTGTGGAACCCAGCAGATACCCGATGCCACGATGTCTGCAACTGAATTTAGTCGCGCCAGCTTGTCACCTGACCCGCGGTGCGGTGTATATTCTGAGACTGGCAGCCCCATCCGACGCATCTCCTGATACAGTGCAGTGCCCGAACTCTTCTTCTCAACAATAAACGAGTCAGGCTCCCATTCACGGTACGCCTCCATCGCCATCTGTTTAAGCTCAGGGAACTCCATACGCTGCTTTATGCTATTTAACAATATGATGTTGTGCGCGTTAGTCTCTTCGTTGAGGAACACACCCCAAGTTGTTAGTGCGGTGAAGTCGGCACGGTTGTGTTTCTCGGCTGCAGCGTCGAGCGACATGATTATATACTCACAGCTGGGCGCGTCGTCCTTCTCCCACTGCTGCCACCAATCCCGCTTGATGAGCGCAGCCTCTTCGGCGGTGGGCTGCTGCTGGTACTGCGCGTTCCACTGAAACACCGGCATGGATGCCTTGGTGCGCGCTAGCGCTGCCAGATCAAAGAACTCTGGCCAGAGCGGCTTTTGTATAATCTTCTTTGTTTTGGGGTCCTCGACGTCGAGGATCGCGGGGAACTCCACCACCTCATACTGGTCGGCCTCAGCGTTCTTCCCCATGTCACGTGTTACACGGCCTGTAAGGTCGTCAAGGTGCCAGCGCGTCTGTACAATAGCTACCCGTCCGCCCGGCATCAGGCGGGTACGCGCGCCGAATGTGAACCACTCATAGGCTCGCTCAAAGGCACTGAAGTTACCATTCAGCACGTCCTGCTCTGAGTGGGGGTCGTCCACGAGCAAAAGGTCAGCACCGCGGCCCGCGATCGAGCTACCGATGCCGCAGGCAAAATACTCGCCCTTCATGTTAGTGTTCCACCGCCCTGCAGACTTAGAGTCGGTAGCGAGCGAGACTGTGGGGAATATAGACTTGTACGTATCTGTCGCGATGAGGTTACGCACCTTGCGCCCGAAGTCCACGGCGAGGTCCGTGGTGTGAGACACCATCATAACCTTCTTGTCCGGGTTCCGCCCAAGGAACCACGCAGGATAGAATATAGACACGAGCTGCGATTTACCGTGGCGTGGTGGCATGTTCACGCAGATACGGTCTTTATCCCCACGCTCAATGGCTGTCAGCATGTTGGCAAGGATGCGGTGGTGCCGCCCCACAAGATAGTTCGGGTCCATCTTCTTGCAGAACGCTAGCAGGTCGTCATACGCATCCTGATTTGTTTTACGGTTAGCCAGCTCGTCAACCATCAGGTCGATCTCAGCCAGCTCCTCGGGGCTCATCCCGTCCAGATTCTCCAGCAGTGCTTCTATCTCGACATCGCCGAGGTCCAGCAGCTTATTCATCGTCGAACCCAAGCTCGGCGTCTACGTCGACAGCGTCGCCATCTATGATGATGGCATCTTCTATGTCTGGCTCTACCGGTTGCGGGGCTGTCAGTCTCTGCAGCTTCCTCCGCAGCTTCTCCTTTAGATCATCTGTCGTCTGGTGCGTGATCGTCACCTCGCTCTTCTCTGTGAAGAGCCCAACGTCTGACATCTTACCAAGCAGCTCCAGCGCCTTGATACGCACCCTTGGGTCCGGGTTCTCGGTCTCCAAGATCAGCTTGTTAGTGACAAGGTGCCGTACGGTTATCGCCGAGTCCACCACCTGACGCCCGAACTCGTCGAGAATCTTGTGCGTCTCTTTGATAACTGCGGGGGTGAGCTGCGCGGTGCGGGCAGTGGTCGTAGCCTTAGACGTCTTTTCCGGGTTCTGCGCGTATGCCACGGCTAATGCAGCTGCGGTATCCCTATCCTCCGCGGTAGTGGAGGTGTCCAGCCCGTGTTGTGATAACAACTCAATGGTCTTCGCGCACGCAGCGGCGCGGTCCTTCAAGTCCAGTTTGGGTGCGCGTTTACTAAGAGGCACCCCGGATTCGGGTGTGAGTTGTAGAGTCATTATACATCGCAGGCTGTTGGCCGATGTCGCAAGTATAGATGTTTAGGTACAATTTCGCAAGACTCCGTAGCGTAGCGATATTTCTGCACCGAGGGGCCCGTGGGTCCCATGACGGGGGGTGTTTCCCTGAGCGCGCCGAGCCCGCTGGGTAGCTAAACGCTAACCCGTTGATAATAAAAAATTTTTTATGGTCGTTTTCTGAGTGACGTGGGGGGTGCGGATTTATTCTTCTGGATTAGTAATACATAGGAAGTGGTGGGACTCTAAATCCTATTGCGGGGGGTAGGGGGCGGGTAGGGTCGCGATCTGGCTGTTTTGTTAGTGCTGCCCTAACAAGCCAAGACGTGATGCGCTACGCTTAGCAGGCGGGTAGGGTCGCGATCTGGCTGTTTTGTTAGTGCTGCCCTAACAAGCCAAGACGTGATGCGCTACGCCTAGCAGGCGTTACCGTTCGGCGTTATCTCTTGCCGTGTCATGTCATAACGTGTTACCTATTAGATATCGGCAAACAATTAAGACCGATATAACCCGAGAGGAAACCCCATGTCTAACATTACACTCACAACTGCTGCCGCTGCCGCGATCACTACCGCCGTGTCTGCCGTAGAAGGCGCATCACGCAAGATGCAGTCTAGCATCGACGCGCTAGTCGCGGCGGGCATGCGATCATCTGACTTCGTATCGCCCAAGTCTAAAGACGGCGGATCGACTGCATCGCCTGAGCAATTCGAAGCGATAAACGCGGCGATCGTGGCGGGGTTCACGGCCCGCACGCAAAAGCTTCTAGCAGCACCAACAAAGGCGCTGCCCGAGGCGGACAAGGCGGAGAAGCGCTATGCGCAGCAGCAGATCGGTGCGCGCCGTAACGACTTCAAGCGCGGCCTTGAAAAGCGTGAAGGCAAGGCGGATGATCGTGCACCACAGCAGCCTAAGTCGGCAGAGGACAAGATCCGCGCGATGATAGAGAGCATCGAAAAGCTGGTTCAAGGCGCGGAAGATCTGACATTCGACGCGGCCGACTTTCTTAAGGCGCTTCGCGATCTGAACAAGATGGTCAAGTGAAACTGTCTGACATCTTCGGGGTGGTGGCGATCTTCGCCATCACCTACGCCTTCCTACTTATGACCCCGTGACACTGGCCCATCCGCTTCGGCGGGCGGGCCTTTTTTTGTGCCTGCCGTTACGCCTTCCTACTTATGACCCCGTGACACTGGCCCATCCGCTTCGGCGGGCGGGCCTTTTTTTGTGCCTGCCGTTACGCCATCTTTGTTAGTGTCACACTAACAAATTGAGACCAGTTCTTAGAGGAGCGTCGAGCCGCAGCACCGCGCGATAAGTCGTTCGCGGCGTGGTTGAGTGTGCTGTAGGATTCGATACACTCCGTGTATCGAACTTTTACCTGCGGTTGTCAAGCCCCTATTTTGTTAGTGTGACACTAACATACCGAAACCAGTTCTTAGGGGAGCGTCGAGTGTCACAGCTGGGGGTTGAGTGGCGTGCTGGACTCCATACACGTAGTGTATGGAGGTTTTTCTTCTGGTTGTCAAGCCAAAAAAGCGCCTATCGTAAAGTATCATCTGATGGTGCGTGTCCGCGTAACCCATTGATATTCCACAATGTTCTCTATGTTCGCAAAATGGCCTTTTTGTAACCCATTGAAAACAAACAAATGTTCGCAAATGGTTTTTTGTAAGTCATTGAAAACAAACAAATGTTCGCAAATTGTCGAGAATGCAGTTAATACATCCCAGCGCAGCTGTCCCCCCGCATGTTCGCAAATCGCTGAATCCAAGAAGGGTTTTTAATAGGTATATACTATTTTAACTAAAAAACGAACATCCGAACATTTCAATGAAATCAAGGCACTGCGCGTTCGCGACCTATTAGAAGTGAGAACATCCAAGAACATACGTCCCCTTACCTCTATTCACCACCATTCACCATCATTTGACATAGCCTGATAGGCGTGGTATAGTTAAATCATACCACCAAATACTCCCCTGCAACACCCCGCGCCACTGTTAGTGACGCACTAACAAGGAACACCACCCGATGTGTGAAAAGATGTTATCACAAGACAAGAACCAGCGACCCCTCGCGGGCCTGACAAAAGAAGAGCTGCGCACCCTGTGCGCCACCCACTATCGTGCCGCTGTCGCCCGAGAAGCCCAAGGCAAAGCGTTCATCCTGCGGGCCAAAGCAGGCGTCAAGACAGCCCCCCGTGCCAAGCACAAAGAGTGGAACCGCGACGAGGCCGAGTCCCGCACCTTCGGTGCATTTAACAAGACCAACCCACTAACACGAGAACGCTGGTCATACAGCGAGAACAAGTAAGGAGAAGAAGATGAAATGGTATATCGCAACTATCATGCGCGACTTCGCGTTCTATGGGTTCACCACCTGCCCGCTCACCGACGAGCAACTCACTGCACTCTACCGTGCCAACATCAAGGTCGATCAGGCCTACGGCATCGGGTGCGACGTGCATGCGGGTTTCAGCTTCGACGAGGCTGTTAGTGCCGCCACTAACAAGGAGAAAGAAGATGCTTGATTGTTATTGCCTCACCTGCGGTGACACCTATCCCGCTGCGCGGCGCGCGCTGGGCTACCAGACCTGTCTGCCATGCGGCGAGGAAGCCGCTATCGCGATGCGCACCTCATGGTGCATCGTCCCCCTGCCAAAGCAGGGCTACACGCGGGTGAACAAGAAAGCCGAACTGAAACAACTTAACCAGAAGGTGCGATAACATGACGCCGCGATGGAACGTGCGCGCCGAGACAAACCTATGGCCCCTTGTGTTTCGTGGGCAGGCGGGCCCGTTGGATATATGGGAAGATACGTTTGACCCATTCGCGCCTTTTCTCGCGGTCTACGAGGCGGGCGGGCGGACCGAGAGTTGGTGGTGCAGGGATACCGAGCGCGTAATCATGAAAGCCGAGCGGGCAGACATACACCTCACGCTGCACGATCAGTGCAGGGTCCACCAAATTTGCGATAAGGACGACGTTGTGGTATAGTAAGATATACCACAAAAACACACTACAACAAACCAGCCGTCACTTGTTAGTGGCGGCACTAACACTGGAGAGAGAACACGATGCCTAATGATTTTAATACCCCGACGATCTCGTCGTCATCCATGCTGGTCGAACTCAGCATCTCAACGTGGACTGGACGCAAGCTGGACAAGCGCGCATCCAAGGACATCACAGCGCAGAACTACGCGGCTGACGGCGTAGCTAACGTGAACAAGAAGCTGCTGGGCGACTGCGCCGAATTGAGCGCAGTGCAGAAATTCACAGCCAACCTGCGAAACGCACACTATTCCATGACCATGCCGTGGTCCGACACGGGGCTGCGCCTGCTGCCTACAGCGCAGTATTTCAAGTATCACGCGCAGATGACCGCGTTGCAGGCAGAATACGGGCGGCTCGTGGCGCTGTTCCTGAACGCATACGACTGGGAGATCATGCAGGCACAGACAAAGCTGGGCGACCTGTTCATCCGCGCCGACTACCCCACGACCGAGAGCCTGCATAACAAGTTTAGCTTCAGGCTGACTTACATCCCGCTGCCCGATGCAGGTGACTTCCGCATCGACATTGCCAACGACGCAGCCGAGGAACTGCGCGCGCACTACCAGAACTACTACACCACACAGTTGGGTGTCGCCATGAAGGACGTGTGGAAGCGGACATACGACGCGCTGTCCCGCATGAGCGAGCGGCTCGACTACGCCGACCACGAACAGAAGAAGGTGTTTCGTGACACACTCGTGGAGAACGTGGCCGAGATGATCGACCTGATGCGTGTGTGTAACGTGGCCAACGACATGCAGATGGCTGCCATGGCAGACAACCTCGAAGAAGCCATGCGTGGTGTGACACCCGATGCACTGCGTGAGGACGAGTGGCTGCGCCGCGAGACTAAGCGCAACGTGGACAAAGCGATCAAGGCCCTGCCCTCGCTCGACATCTAAGATGTCGGCTAGTGAACCATAACAAAACAGGCGGCGTTAGTGCCGCCACTAACACAACCAAGGAGAACTACACATGACTACCGCACAACAGATGTATCACATCAACCTCGACCAGATCGCAGCACTCATCAAGGCGACGGGTCACAAGCGCACCACACTGGTGCAAGGCCACATGGGCACAGGCAAGAGCAGCCTGCTGCGCACGCTCGCCAACGATCTACCACAACACACCGCGTGTTACTTCGACTGCACCACCAAGGACTTGGGTGACATCACGCTGCCTGAGATAATGAAGACGAGCGGGAAAGGATACGTGACCTATGCCACCAACGAGGAGTTGGGTGCGCACCATGGCGGGCCAATTATCCTGATGATCGACGAGTATGGCAAGGCTAATCCCGCCGTGAAGAACGCACTGTTACGTCTCATGCTGGAGCGCAAGATCGGTAGCTACGAGCTGCATCCTGACAGCGTTGTGTTCGCCACCACTAACCTCGGTGCCGAGGGTGTCGGTGACTTGTTGCCACCTCATGCACGTAACCGCATCACCGTGGTGACTGCGCGCAAGCCGAGCAACATGGAGTGGATCGAGTGGGGCATCAACAACGGCGTGGACCACACCCTGTTGGGCTGGTGCAAGGACAACCCGCAGCTGTTCCTTGGCTTCGAGGACATCAAAGACCCCGAGGAGAACCCATATATTTACCACCCCAAGGCACAGCGTGCAGCGTTCGTCACACCTCGCTCGCTCGAAGCTGCCTCGGATGTTCTCAAGGAACGCCACCTGATCGACCAGCAGACTACAACGGCGGCGCTCATGGGCACGATCGGTGACCGTGCGGCGATGGACCTGATGGCCTTTGTCAGTCTGGCTGACCAGCTGCCCTCGCTGGAGAGCATCAAGAAAGACCCGCTCAATGCACTAGTGCCTGCCTCTGCCGCAGCTATTTGTATGGTGGTGTATCGGACACTTGCATCATTGGAGCGTGACTGGCTCGATGCGTGGATGGAATATATGCAGCGGCTCGACAAGGAAGCGCAGGGTATGTTCGCCAATGGTGTGCGTGCTCCCAAGTATTCCAAGCAGGCTATGGTGATGACCAACAAGAAGTTCACGGCGTGGGCCATGCAGAACAACTACCTGTTTGCAGCAGATAAGAAGTGAGGAGAGAAACAATGGCTAAGAGATACAAGCGCAAGACGCCGAGTAACACCGGCACAGCATGGACGGACGAGCACACTGACACATTGCTTACCATGTATCATGCAGGGTTTGACACGTGGGATATTGCCAAAGCACTTAACCGCTCGAGAGGCGCGGTGCAGCAGCGCATCTACGTCACGGGCCTGCACAAGCAGCCGAAAAGATACGAGACTGTTAGTGTGCCACTAACAAGTGAGGACGCAACTAAACACGTGGTTAGTGATACTACCACGTCGACATTAAAACGCTGGTGGACCCGCTTGTTCGGCGGGTCAGATATGGGAGCACAATAACATGCTGATGATGGGTAACTTAACGCCAGACCAGAGGGTGCAGAAGGCTGTGATCGACATCATGGCTAACCTCAAATACAGGGCGCTGGTAGGTGTGCTGATGATCGGAGCACGACGTGTCGAGCATGACGCGTGGCGTTGTCCGACTGCATATACCAACGGCAAGGACGAGGTGTATGGCGCTGACTTCATCGCCGACCTCAACGACAGACAGCTGCGCTTCCTTGTGCTGCACGAGGTGTATCACAAACTCTATCGCCACCTCACCACGTGGCAACATCTCTATAAGGAGAACGCGCAGCTGGCCAACATGGCCTGTGACTACGTCATCAACGGTAAGCTGGTCGACGACAACGCTGACCTGTTCGCCACCATGGACGGCAAGCTGAGCATCGGGTGCTACGACGACAAGTATCGTGGGTGGGACAGCGCGCAGGTGTTCAACGACCTCAAGAAGAACCCGCCCCCGCAGGGGCAGGGGCAGGGGCAGGGCAGTGGTGTTAGTGGCGGCACTAACACGGGAACTGGCTTCGATGAGCACGGCTGGGATGATGCGTCCGACATGACCGCAGAAGAACAGCGGGACTTGGCGCGTGAGATCGACGAGGCTGTGCGGCAAGGTGCGCTGGCTGCTGGCAAGCTGGGCAGTGGTGCTGACCGCGACATGGTTGAACTGTTGCAGCCACAAGTGGACTGGCGCGAGGTGCTGCGTGACTTCGTGCAAACAACTTGTCAGGGCAATGACTACTCGACATGGCGCAGGCCCAACCGTCGTTACATCGGCGCGGGTATCTACCTGCCGAGTGGTATCAGCGAGAGTATCGGTGAGATCGTGGTGGCTATCGACACGTCAGGCAGCATCGGTGCGCGTGAACTAGGTGCCTTCCTCGCCGAAATCAAATCGGTGGCGGACACGGTGCACCCCGAGGCTATTCGCATCCTGTATTGGGACACGCGCGTGGCAGGTGACGAGCGGTATGAAGGGGCCGAAGCGGACAACATCGTGCAGTCTACCAAGCCCAAGGGCGGCGGCGGCACCGACGTGCGCTGTGTGCCACAATACATCGCAGACAAACAGATCAAGGCGCAGGCAGTGATCGTGCTGACCGACGGCTATCTGTTCGGTGGCTGGGGTGAGTGGCACCACCCTGTGCTGTGGACTGTGTTGGACAACGAGCGGGCCAGCCCTGACGTGGGCAAGACCGTGCACATTGAATCGAGGGATATGTGAAGTGGCGGCAGGTAGGCCTAGTCGTAATAACAAGTGTGGCTCGGTGGGTAGCAAGCAGCCCACCAGACCACTTAACACCGAAACAGAAAAAGATATGGAGAAGAAACATGGGATACAGAAGTGACGTGTTGATCGCTGTGGCGTTCAAGAACAAGGCACAACGCGACGAGGTGTTGGCAGTCTATGTGATGGACCAGCGTGTGACGGACAACAACCTCGCACCTGCGAGGTGGAAGAACTACGACGCGGGTGAATACCCCGTGCTGTATTACGCAGCCGAAGATGTCAAGTGGTATGACAACGACGACGACGTGCAGGGTATCGAGCACCTGATCGACGTGGCGTCTAACTTCGCACAGGAACGTGGGCATCCGTTCGCTTCACTATACTATCGCATCGGCGAGGAACTCAGCGACATCGAAACCACTGAGAAGAAGGCTGATCCCAGCGGGGAGATGATGAGTTTCTTATTCGACATGTGCGGCATCGAGCGCCGCCTCACACACAACTTCGGTTAGTGCGACACTAACAAACCAAGGAGAGATAACATGGCACTTACTTACTCTAGCTTCAACACGTTCGCTGACGTCGAATCGTGGTATGAGCGCACCAAGCCACTGGGCGGTGCAGCCAACGCAGGTAAAGACATACGACCAATCGGTGATCGTGGGCGCAAGTGGGAGCGCATCGCCAAGGTCAGTGACAACTGCTACGCGCTGTCTGATGGCTTCCAATATGGCGACGAGTACTTCGGCAAGTGGCTCTACAGGGGGGATGTCGCATACACGCCGACACTCAAAGACATGGCGTTCTACGCACCGATCGTGTGGCGCAAGCACAAGGACGGCACCGAGACGGTCACAATCCGTAACGGGGCAGGCAATGGTGCCCACAACATGCGGTATGCGTTCTTATATAGACATACACCAGCAGGCGTGTGGTTCCGTAACCGCAACGGCAAGCACTTCATCGAGGCTGCAGGCGGCACATACTATCTCGCTAAGGGTAAAACAGTGCCGCGCGTGGTGTGGGAGAACACACAAAAAGAACTCGCTACGGTGCGTGGTGGCAATACCCCCAAATGGCTCGAATGGCAGCGAGTCAAGGACGACGGGGCGTCGCTCACGTTCAAGCGCACTGACATAATGGGAGGGCGTGGCTATCTGTGGGAGTTTGTCAGTGGTGGCAAGCCAGTCCCTGTGCCTCCGAAGAAGCGTGTGGACCTCAAGACCAAGGCCAAGTTAAAGCCGCACGTCGAAGCGTTCCGTGACTGGGTACTAGCTGTTGGCCCGCTCATGCCGACGCGTGACTACCAATATGAGCGTAGCTTGCGTGACGGCTTAGCCGATTGGGGTAAGGAGACAGGCACTGAGGTTAGCAACACATGGAGCCTAGCGAATATGCTCGAACCAAAACTATCACGTCAGATCATGGCGGATGAAGCGCACCCGATGCGGTTGCAGCTAGCCTATGTGGCTGTGAAGCAGTCTGAACTTCTTACGCCATGCTTGGACGAGGACGACGTGAAGCAGGTCAAGGCAGCGTTTAACCGCTGGGTCAACAAGCAGCTTGGCTTGGTAAAAGAAGTGAAGGGATGAAGCGATGAGTAAGATGGAAGCAGCATACGTACGCCAGCTATTGGAAGAGCACGACAAGCGGGAGGAGCAAGTCCCGTATAACGCTGTGCTGCGTGACTTTCGCCGAGATGTAGAGGCGGCGATCCCCGGATGCCGCACGACACTACGTAATAACAACTGGGCTTGGGTCTATATGCCAGAGGACCACATCGCCATGGGTGCCATAGGGTTCGGTAACTTCAGCCAGAACGGCAAGGGCGGCAACGTCTACGCCGTGCGTGCTCGCAACATTGTGAACGGTAAATACAGCAGCGGCTCCACGCAGCATACCATGGTGATGAGTTCTAAATGTAGTGTCGCCGTGAAGAGCGCCAAGAAGTTTCTGCGCAGGCTATCGCCGAAGGAGTTGGTGGAGCACACGTACTCACACGTCCGTGATGCCATCAGCCAGATGCGGAAGTCAGCGCGCGAGGTGATGACGAGCGAAGAGGTCAGACTATTTGGTGCAGGCCTCTATAACAGGAAGGACGCCCCTGTGCTAGTAGAACTCAAGCGCCTCATAACAAGCGAGCATACGTTTTTCGACACGACACTGACCGACAGGCTCACCGAGTATTTCGCACTGGGGGCCGAGAATGATAACGCACAGCAGCCCTACAACATGCTGTTTGTCTCGATCACGCAGGGTGGGGGTAAGCAGCGGTTCGATGTTGTGCCCGTGGACAAAGCCGAGAACCACTGGCCCATGATGGGTGAGATCGAGACATACTATGACGACTTGCCCGAGCATATACTTGGTCGGTTGGCAGTGATGAGTATGGTGGAGGACGGCGCGTTCGTGCCCGGCGTGGGCTTCAAACACACAGAGGGGATGTTTTATGTGGCTAGGTGAAAAAGATTTCGCTGACTACAGAGGTATGAAGTTTATAAAATACCGCGACCTAGTCCAAGCACATGGCTGGTACAGGTGTAGCCAGCGCGCGGCGTATTGGGTCGGCGATACCGAGAAGCTACCACCTGATGATAACATATACCGTGTTACTGTAGACGGTGTGATCGGACATGTTCGTGTAGCATGTATTGGCCTAGAAAGTGTTGACGCGATAGTAGATGGTAACTACGATGGTATCGAATCGCTTCCGGACTGGATGCGAGAGAAGATTACCTTACTCAGTATGCTGAGCTGTACCCCACCGACTGAACCTGTCGAGGGTGTGGGTCGGCGTATCAACGACGAAACATATTGGGTGTTTTGTTAGTGCGACACTAACAGGGGCTTCGGCCCCCACCCACAAACCGAAACCAGTTACCGCGGAGAGCGCCATGAAGAAAGACCCACACGACCTCGAACGATTGAACAAGATGATAAGTCCGTACCAAGGGCCCGGATGGGCGGCTACGTCCCGCCCCGAGAAAGAGCGCATGCTGCGAGCGCAGTCCCGTAAGCGTCGCCAGATTAGGCGGGCCGAGGCACCCATCGACGCGCTGCATGTGTGGGCATACGTTATATTCTGCGTCTTTTTGGCAGGTATATTAATCGTAGAGTTGGGAGGGATGTAATGAGTGACCCACAAGAACGTGTGGGCCGAGGTCAGTGGTTCAGCCACGATGGGCCCGTCTGGATTGATACGTTGGGCGATGAGTACCTGCTCAACTGCTACAAGACCTGCCTGCGCCACGACAACCCGAAGGCGGATGAACTGCTGGAGGAGATCAGAAACAGAAACATGGAATGGAGATTAGAGACATGACCAGCATTGACCGAATGAGCGTTGAGCGTCTGGCTGATGGCATCACGGACGTGCGGAGAGTGATGCTAGCACAAGCCGACCGCATCGAGGAACTGGAGGCCAAGCTGGCGAACGTTCTGCATGTGGGCCAAGGACACAATGAGTTTCTTGGGAGAGACTGAATAAGCGGTCGGCATTATGCCTGAGACATAACAAAGGAGAACCAAAATGCACATCATGATCGACTTAGAAACCATGGGCACCCGCGCAGATGCGCCAATCGTCAGCATCGGCGCCGTGGCGTTCGACGCCAAAGGGATTGACCGAGAGTTCTATTGCACGGTGTCCCTGCACAGCGCTGTGCGCTCCGGTGCCGTGATCGACCCATCCACTGTCATGTGGTGGCTGGGGCAAGACAAAATCGCGCAGGACGCGCTGACCGACAGGCAAGATGATGCCGTTGGTCTTGAAGAAGGCCTGCGGCACTTCATGCAGTTCGTCTGCTCTTACGGCGACAACCTCAAAGGCGTCTGGGGTAACGGGGCCACGTTCGACAACGTGATTATGCACGAGTCTGGCAAGCGCTGCGGTGTGCCGATGTGGGAGTTCTGGAAGGACAAGTGCTACCGCACCGTGAAGGGCCTATATCCCGAGGTGAAGATGGAGCGCGCAGGCACACATCACAACGCGCTGGACGACGCAAAGTCACAGGCGCTGCACCTGATCGCGGTCGACTATGCCAGCAACGCGCGGGTGTTGTGATGCAGGATTTATCTAAGAAGCAGGCAGAGGCCGCCGATGTTTGTGGTGTGACTGAACAGTTTGCGCAGAGCCTGCTCGACAGGGTCGGCACACCACGAGAAGTATTTATTAGAGAAGCAGCGGAGAAAGCTATGACTACATCTACACTGGCCACACAGGTTGGCGGCAACCACTACAAGGACATGGGCATCCAGCCATGGCAGGCCATGGAAGCATGGCTCACACCAGACGAGTACCGTGGGTACCACAAGGGCGTGGCCATCGCCTACCTCGCACGAGAGCGGGACAAGGGCGGCCTAGAGGATATCGAGAAGGCCATCCACCACCTGCAACGCCTTGTGGAGATGGCAGACTCTATGAAAGGAGAAAACCAATGACCAGCATTTACCTAATCATCTTCGCAATCGGCAGCATGGAAGTCGGCCACATCACGGGCAAAACGGTTGCAGTGTGCGACCAGATGCCTGCGATGGTCGAAGCATTGGAGGCGCTTTGGGGCCAACAGGTGGACGCATACTGCCGCGATACAGGCGTGCCGTTCCTGCGTCCGGTTGCACGGCCATGATGGGTGATGACACGAGACGCGTTGCTGAACTGCACATGGCAGGTCACAGCCACGCTGCGATACAACTAGCCACCGGCTTCGGGTATACCAAGGTCGTCAGGGCTGTCGTCGATGCGCGCAAGGCGGGCATGGTCCCGCCACGCAAGAATAAATCAACACCGCGACAGCGGGTAAAATACCTGTTTGCCAACCGTAAGATTAAGTTGGGGTTTATGAGCGACATCCTGCTTGGGCTAACACCGGACCAGCTGGACTGGCTGGCGGTTGAGGCGGACAAAATCGGCTGCGCATCAGTGGCCGAATACATCACGGAAGTGGTGCGCGACGCACATGCAGAGGGGGCCGCGAATGGCAATGACGCCGGAAGCTAAAGTTAAAAAGGTCGTGGTGCAGCAGCTTAAGGACATGGGTGCTTACTACTTCTACCCCGTGACTGGAGGCTATGGTGCCGGCGGCGTACCCGACATCGTGGGCTGTTATCGAGGAACGTTCTTCGGGATTGAGTGCAAGGCAGGCAAGAACAAGCCGACACCCTTGCAAGAAAAGAACCTTAAGCACATCGCCGAAACCGGCGGGGTGGCGTTAGTAGTCAATGAGGACAACATGAAACATGTTAGGGATACACTAACAAAGGCGGTGCCAGATGGCATCGAGTAAATCACAGAAGTATTTTGAAGTTGAGATGTGGTGCCACATGGCGTTGGTCATGGCCCCGAAGTGGTCACCCTATAAACTACTATGGAAATTTGGAATTTGGTATGCGCAGAGAAAACAACGTGGCCTATAACCTGACAGAAGAAAGAGTATGGGCATACCTGCTGAAGAACCGGCAGGCCACGGCGTACGACGTAGGAATTAATTGTGACGTTAGCGAGGAGTTTGCAGAGCAAACGATGGCCCGTATCTCGTCGCCCAACTGGAGAGAGGAGGTTAGTGTGCACACTAACAAAACACCGAGTGCGTTAGACAACCAAGTCGGTGGCGCGCATTATAAGGACATGGCTGTGCAGCCTTGGGAAGCTATGGAAGCATGGCTCACACCAGAAGAGTACCGCGGATACCACAAGGGTGTAGCGATCGCCTACCTCGCACGTGAGCGAAGCAAAGGCGGGATGCAGGACATACAGAAAGCTGTGCACCACCTGCAGCGGCTGATTGAGATGCAAGGAGAAGCAGATGGCCGACCCAATACCGAAGCAAGTCCACCCGCTAATACGAGAAACGATTAAGCAGCTGGATGACGGGTGGGAAGTAGTGAAGAAGCGCGATCACTACTTCCTGCATCACAACGGACGGCGGGTTGTTTGCATCGGCAACAACTCGTCGAAGCCCAACGACTATCAAGCAAAGAAAACCCTGCACTCACTGCAGCGGTATATGGAGAACACAAATGGACCTGATTACATTTGACATGGAGACCTACTACGACAAGGACTACTCCCTATCGAAGATGACGACCGAAGAGTATATCCGCGACGAGCGGTTCGAAGTCGTTGGCGTCAGCGTTAAGGTCAACAACGGTGAGCCCGAATGGGCCAGCGGGACCATGGGGCAGATCAAGAAGTATCTGCAGCGGTTTGACTGGGCTAACAGCATGATGCTGGCGCACAACACCATGTTCGACGGTGCCATAGCGTCGTGGCACTTCGACGTTCACCCCAAGGCGCTAGCCGACACGATGCACATGGCGCGTGCACTGCACGGGGTCGAAGCCTCTGCATCCCTCAAGGCTGTGGCCGACCGCTATGGCGTAGGCGTCAAGGGCACCGAGGTAGTGCGGGCCATGGGCAAGCGACGTCTGGACTTCTTACCAGAAGAACTCAGCACCTACGGGGACTACTGCATCAACGATGTGGAGCTGACTTACAGCCTGTTTCAGATCATGGCCAAGAAGTTCCCGATGAAGGAGCTTCGCCTGATCGACCTGACCCTGCGCATGTTTACTGAGCCGACGCTAGAGCTAAACAAGTCACAGCTAGAAGCGCACCTCGTAGCGGTGCAGGAACGCAAGGAGAAGCTGCTCGTCGATGCAGGCATCGAGGACAAGAGCGACCTCATGTCGAACCCGAAGTTTGCGCTCCTGCTGAACATGCTAGGCGTCGCTCCGCCCATGAAGGTAAGCCCCACGACGGGCAAGGAGACCTTCGCCTTTGCCAAGAATGACGAAGAGTTTAAGGCGCTTCTAGAGCACGATGACGATCGGGTGCAAGCACTCGTGTCTGCGCGGATGGGCACCAAGTCCACGCTAGAAGAGACAAGGACGCAGCGGTTCATCGGCATCGCCGAGCGCGGCAAGCTACCTGTCCCTGTGCGTTACTATGCTGCGCATACTGGGCGCTGGGGTGGCGACGATAAGATCAACCTGCAGAACCTGCCGAGCAGGGGGCCCAACGCCAAGTCGTTGAAGAAGGCGATCATCGCGCCCCAAGGGCATACGGTTATTGAGGCCGACTCCGCACAGATCGAGGCACGGGTGCTTGCATGGCTGGCTGGGCAGGAAGACCTTGTTAGTGCGTTCACTAACAGAGAAGACGTCTACAAGAAGATGGCGTCAACAATCTACGGTGTAGCGGTAGACGACGTGACCAAGGACCAGCGCTTTGTTGGTAAGACCACAATCCTCGGTGCGGGCTACGGCATGGGTGCGGTCAAGTTCCAAGCGCAGCTAAAGACGTTCGGGTTTGACATGCCCTTCGACGAAGCACGGCGGGTCATCAACATCTACCGCAACGCTAACTGGAACATCAGCAACCTGTGGAAAGAAGCGCAGGTCATGCTGCGTTACATGGCGCAGGGGGACAAGGTGACCTTCGGCAAATCTGGTGTGATCGGAGTGGACCCCGCCAATAAGGCACTCATTATGCCGAGCGGGTTGCCTATGTACTACAGCGGACTGTTCGCAGTCGAGGAAGAAAAAGGCCCGCAGTATTACTATAAGGTACGCAGGGGAGACAATAAAATCTACGGCGGCAAGGTGGTAGAGAACGTCTGCCAAGCCATAGCACGCTGTATCATTGGTGAGCAGATGTTACGTATTGCCAAGAGATACAAAGTAGTGTTGACTGTGCATGACTCTATCGTATGCTGCGTACCCGACGCCGAAACTGACGCGGCCAAGGCATACATCGAAGACTCAATGCGTTGGGTTCCGGACTGGGCCGCTGGCCTACCCGTGGACTGCGAAGCAGGAACAGCAAAAAGCTACGGAGAATGTGAATGAGCGCAGCGCCTTGGTCCTACAGTAAACTGAAGTCTTTCGAGACCTGCCCCAAGCAGTTCTACCATGTGAACGTCCTCAAGCAGTTCCCGTTCGCGGAGACCGAAGCAATCCGCTACGGCTCCGAGTTCCACAAAGCTGCCGAGGAGTTCATGCGGGACGACAAGCCGATCCCGCCGAAGTTCAGTTTTGTGACCAAGGTGCTCGACTCACTCAAAGCCCGCACAGGTGAGAAGTTGTGTGAGCGTAAGATGGGACTTACTGAAAACCTAACTCCGTGTGGGTTCTTTGATAAAGACGTTTGGTTCCGTGGTATCGCCGACCTCATCATCCTTGATGGCGACCTTGCATGGATCATTGACTACAAGACTGGGAAGTCCGCGCGGTACGCAGACAAGGGCCAGTTGGAGTTGATGGCACTGACAGTGTTCGCACACTTCCCGCAGGTTAAGCGCATCCGTGCAGGGTTGCTGTTTGTGGTAGCCAACGACCTTGTCAAAGCAAACTACACTGAGTTCAATAAGGAAGAGCTGTGGCGCAAGTGGCTAGCAAAACACGCTGCCATGAAGAAGGCTTTTGATGTAGATGTATGGAACCCGAGGCCGAGCGGCCTGTGCCGCAAACACTGCCCGGTTTTAGAGTGTCCACACAACGGAGCAAACTGATGCCATATACAAAGAAGCCCCGTCCGTACAAGAAAGAGTACGAACAGCAGAAGTCCCGCGGCGAGCATACTGATCGAATGGAGCGGCAACGCGCCCGCCGCGCCATGGACAAGACCGGCAAGGATGCCAACGGTAACGGTAAAGCCGATAAGCGTGAGGGTAAAGACATCGCGCATAAGAAGCCGCTCTCTAAAGGCGGCACGAACAAGGACGGGTACACCGTGCAAAGCCAGAGTAAAAACAGAGCTGCAGGCGGTGCACTGAGCAGCCCCAAAAAACGTTAGTGCCTCACTAACACTGGAGAGAACATGAAGATCATCAACGGCAAGGCGCTGCTGCTTAAGTTGCGCAATCCAAAACGTGTCACTGAAACGATCCCTAAGAGTAAGGCAACCGGACCGCACGAAGTAGCGGTAAGCTGGGGCGTCGACGAGGTGCAGACCCTCCGCAGTCTGGGGGTCAAGGCACCCTCACCGATCTCTGGGCGATACGACTGGCCGGGCCGGTACAAGCCGATGGACCACCAGAGGACAACCGCCGAGTTTCTCACGCTGCATAGGAAGTCCTTCTGCTTCAACGAGCAGGGCACTGGCAAGACCGCATCGGCTATCTGGGCTGCAGATTTCCTGATGAAGCAAGGCAAGGTACGTCGCGCACTGGTTATCTGCCCGCTGTCTATTATGGACTCCGCGTGGCGCGCTGACTTGTTCGAGGTGGCTATGCACCGGACGGTAAGCGTGGCCCATGGCGACGCCAAAAAGCGCAAACAGATCATCAACGCTGGCGCTGAGTTCGTCGTCATTAACTTCGATGGCGTCGAGATCGTCGAGGAAGAGATACGCAACGGCAAGTTCGACCTCATCATTGTTGACGAGGCGACGCACTACAAGAACTCACAGAGCAAGCGGTGGAAATGCCTAAACCGACTAATCACTGACGACACATGGCTCTGGATGATGACGGGTACACCAGCGGCGCAGTCGCCGCTCGATGCGTTTGGCTTAGCCAAGCTGGTCAACCCCAGCGCTGTCCCGCGGTACTTCGGGTCGTTCCGCGACCAAGTGATGATGAAGATCACGCAGTTCAAGTGGATGCAGAAGCCGGGTGCCACCGAGACTGTCTACAACGCACTGCAGCCAGCTATCCGGTTTACCAAGGACGAGTGCCTAGACTTGCCAGACATGACCTATGTGAAGCGGGTCGTTGAGTTAACACGCCAGCAGAAGAAGTACTACAACGAGCTGAAGAACAAGCTCGTCATGGAAGCGGCTGGCGAGGAAGTCACCGCGGTCAACGCAGCGATCGTGATGAACAAGCTACTGCAGATCAGCGCAGGGGCGGTCTACACCGACGACGGCTCGACGTTAGAGTTCGACATCAAGAACCGGTACAACGTACTGAAAGAAGTCATCGACGAAAGCAGCCAGAAGGTGCTGGTGTTTGTACCGTTCCGGCACACGATCGACATTCTTGTGGACAAGCTGCGCAAGGACGGGGTGACCACCGAGGTGATTCGCGGCGACGTGCCTGTAACGCGGCGGACCGAGATATTCAAACGCTTCCAAGAGACCCCTGACCCCAAGATATTGGTGATCCAGCCCCAGTCAGCAGCACATGGTGTGACTTTAACCGCAGCCAATACTGTCGTATGGTGGGGGCCAACATCCTCACTGGAGACCTATGCACAGGCTAACGCGCGGGTCCACCGGTCGGGACAAAAGCACCCATGTACTGTCGTGCAGCTGCAGGGCTCTGCTGTAGAAAAACACGTGTACGCGCTGCTTGATAACAGAATTGACGTACACACAAAAATTATCGACTTATACAAACAGATACTTGACTAGCGTAAGATTAGGTAGTATCTAAGACTTCTAGCTAAAGGAGAACACCATGAGCGATACCACTGTATCGGTCGAGAAGCTGACGCGCGTCTATATAAAAATAAGAGACAAGCGCGCGGAACTGTCGGCCACATTCAAGCAAGAAGACGACCACCTCAAAGCACAGCAAGACAAGGTCAAGCGCGCGTTGCTGGACCACTGCAAAGAACACAACGTCGAGAGCGTTCGTACCTCGGAAGGTTTGTTCTACCGCAGTGTAAAGAAGCGCTACTGGACCAGTGACTGGGACTCCATGAACAAGTTTATTCTTACAAATGCAGTGCCAGAGTTCTTTGAGAAGCGTCTGAACCAGACTGTTGTTAAGCAGTTTCTGGACGAGAACCCCGACACTGTACCTCCGGGCCTTAACGTGGACTCGGAGTACGCAATCTCTGTGAGGAAAAAATGACGGAGACCCAAGACAAAAGCCCGTTCGTAACCATTGAGAGCCTCGCGCAGTATTTCTGCGTGTCGGTCTCTACCATCCGTGCGTGGGTGCGGCAGGGTCACATCCCTGAGAGTACCTACATCAAACTCGGCAACACATATCGCTTCAACCGTGCAGATGTGCAGACCGCTCTGATGGCAATGCAGAAGGAAGAAAGTGAAACACAAAGTACCACCGTCGCTGTTACCGGCGTCGAAGGTTCCGTACTGTCCATGGGTGAACCCATGGTTGATGAAGTGCAGCTCGAATTTGATTTCGATGCTGACGAAGACGCGTAAGGAGAACGCACATGAGTGACCTAGAACTCTTTAAGGGCAACAGCCTTGTGAACAGTGACCTGTTCAAGTTGCTGCTGCAGGCCAACGACAACCTTGCTGGCGGTGGCGGCTCGATGCGCCGTATCAGCTTCAAGGGCTCACGTTTCCGTGAGCTGGTTGGTGGCGAACAAGTCAGCGTGAACAGCAGCGGATCGCTGAACGTCGTCGTGCTCGACGCTGCCAAGGTGTCTCGCACCTACTATGCTGGCGTCTACGACCCTGAGAAAGTGGCTCCGCCTACATGCTGGTCCGCCGATACTGAGCGTCCTGCACCGGACGTGCCCGAGGATCAACGTCAAGCGTCACGTTGCGCAGACTGCGCAATGAACGTCCGCGGCTCCGGCCAAGGTGAAACACGTGCTTGCCGCTTCTCGCAGCGTATCGCTGTGGCGTTGGAGAACAGCTACGATAAGGTCTACCAAGTCCAGCTGTCGGCTACCTCGGTGTTCGGCGAAGCCAAGAACGGCAACATGCCGATGCAGGCATACGCCCGCTACCTCAAGGCCCATGGCGCACCGATCCAAGCAGTCGTCACTACCCTGCTCTTCGACGAGGATAGCGATGTACCCAAGCTGTTCTTTAAGGCAGCGCGCCCACTGGATGAGGGTGACCTCAAAGAAGTCCTCAAGCTGCGTGAGCACGAAGACGTCACACGTGCACTGACTATGACTGTGTCGAAAGTAGACGGCGTGAAAGCTTTGGAGAAGGCTGAGCCGAAAAAGGCTGAGCCCAAGAAGTCTAACAACGTCCTTGCAGATGAGGACGAAGGCGAAGCCGTAGAAGAGCCAAAGAAGGTGTCGAAAAAAGAGGAAGTAAAAGCCTCTGACGATGACCTCGGTGATCTTGTCGAAGCATGGGACGACGACGAGTAATCACTTAACGGGCCGTGGCTACCTAGTGGTCACGGCCTCCTCTTCTGTGGGCATGAGCAATGGAAACAAAAAGATTTTTGCAGAGCGTGCTGGCCCGCGGAGGCTGGTACTGCGTCCTTGCAATACATGCGGAAACGAGCCGCCGTAAACAAAAGTTCTACGACTCGATAGATCAGCTCATGGACGCCAACACGGCGTTTGACCAGAACGGCTACAATTCTTACTATGCGGTCGGCACTTTCGGCACCGATGCTTCCCGAGAAGCTGACAACATAGCGCGCAAGCGCGCGTTCTACCTCGACCTCGACTGCGAAGCAGATAACCCCAAGAAGTTTCCTGACCAAGCAACCGCACTGCAAGAGCTCCGCCGCTTCTGCAAAGTGATGCGGTTGCCTAAGCCGATTACGGTAGACTCGGGCCGAGGGATACATGTCTACTGGCCGCTCAATGAAGACGTGACGCTGGCCGAGTGGGTGCCTGTGGCTGAGCGCCTCAAGGCAAAGTGCAAGGAGCATGGCTTCAAGGCTGACCCCGCAGTAACGTCTGATGCAGCGCGTATCCTACGCATGCCGGGCACTCATAACCATAAGGACAACCCACCTAAACGCGTTAGGGTTTTAGGTATGGACGCGGTAGCGCCTGTATCTTTCGATAAATTTTCAGAGCTTATGGGCAACGACCCGATACCAGTTCCAAAGAAGTTTACGCCGGTCAGCGGTAGCAACGCTGTGATGGACGCGCTCATGGGCAACCGCGAGCATTACTTCAAGGACATCATGCTGAAGACCGCGAAGGGTAAAGGCTGCATGCAGCTGGCCTATATCTACCGCAATCAAGAGACTATGTCGGAGCCGCTGTGGCGGGCAGGGCTGTCGATCGCCAAGCATTGTGCCGATGGGGATAGCGCAGCTACTAAGATTTCGCAGCGGCATCCTGAGTTCACGCCGGACGAGATGTTCAATAAGATGGACCGCATCAAGGGCCCATACCTCTGCACAACGTTCGACGAGTACAACGACGGCGTCTGCAGCGGGTGCCCGCTGTGGGGTAAGATCAAGTCGCCGGTTGTCCTTGGCTCACGAACCCGTGAGGCCACTGAAGCAGACAACGTGATTGAGGTCGCACCGAGCCCCAAAGCCGCGCCCGCTGCGCAGCCAGAGATTTATGTTATACCGACATACCCCAAGCCCTACTTCCGTGGGGCCAACGGGGGCATCTATGTCCGAGGCGAAGACGCTGACGGCGACACCATTGAGAAGTGCATATACCATAACGACCTATACATTGTGCGGCGGGTGACTGACGGCGACGCCGACGCGCTGGTGTTCCGGCTGCATCTACCAAAGGACGGGGTGCGTGAGTTCACCGTCCCGCAGATCGCTGTAACGTCTAAGGACGAATTTCGTAAAGCTATTGGGGCCAAGGGCGTCACCGCCTTCGGTAAAAATCTGGAGGAACTTATGGCCTACACTATCCGCTGGATCGAAGAGCTGCAGCAGCAAGGCGCAGCAGACATAGCGCGCGCACAGTTCGGCTGGGCTGATGATAACTGCGGCTCGTTTATCCTTGGCGACAGGGAGATATTCCCAAACAAAATAGACTTTAACCCTGCATCCATTAAGACCGCAGGCTTGTTCGACGCGCTTACCCCGCGCGGCACCCTCGACGGGTGGAGACAGAACGCAGAGTTCTTTAACAAGCCGGGCATGGAGCTCTATCAATTCGCACTGTGCGCCAGTTTCGGCAGCGCGCTGATGCACTCCTCGCCGATGAACGGCGGGCTCCTGCACATGTTTAGCAAGGACTCCGGCCTTGGGAAGACCACGGCTATGTTCATGGCACTATCTGTGTGGGGTCGCCCAATGGGTCTGCTGCTGAAAGAGCGGGACACCATGAACCACCGTATGAACCGTGCAGAGGTGTACAAGAACATCTTGTTCGCTACCGATGAGATCACTAACATGCGGCCCTTGGCTGCATCGGACATGACTTACGCGATTACCGAGGGCATGCAGCGGGGCCGCATGGAAGGCGGGGCGAATCAAGAGCGCACCCGTGGGTTTGAGTGGAAGTTTCTAGCCCTCTCGACCGGCAACATGAGCCTCGTGGAAAAGATCACATTGGCGAAAGCCGCGCCGAAAGCAGAGGCCCAGCGAGTGCTGGAAGCGCGCGTTGATAAGTTCTTCGACGGCAGTGGTGACAAGGCGATGACTGACGACTTCTCAAAGAACGTGCCGCTACACTACGGCCACGCTGGGGTGGTGTTTGTCCAGCACTACATGCAGAACATGGACGGCATAAACGCACTGGAAGAGAAGGTGCGTGAGCGCGTCGACATTAAGTGTAACTTGGGTTCGTCGAATCGCTTCTGGTCGGAGTACATCACTAAGACCATGACCGCTGCCATCATTGCCAAGAAGCTCGGGCTTGTGAACTACGATACAGCAGCGATGTTCAAGTTTGCGATTGAGCTGGTGCGCTATAACCAAGGCGTTACCGAAGACATGACAACATCTTCTAGCCAGATTTTGGCGGACTTCTTTGCCGAGCATAACGGCAACCTACTCATCATCAAGCGCAACGGCGACGTCAACGGCATAGACGCCCTGATTATGCCAGAGGCAAACCCGCGTACGAAGCTGGTCGCGCGGTACGAGTCCGACACCAAGAAAGCCTTTATCCTGCTGAAACCGTTTAAGACATGGTGCCTTGAGCAGCAGATCGACTACTCGTCGTGCATCCTCGACCTCGTGAAAAACAAGGGCGCTACGAAGCGTAAGATGCGGATCACCAAAGGCACCAACCTGCGCCTACCGCCGGTGGATGTAATCGAGGTCGATTTTGAGTTGGATGTAGAGGATGCCGATGGTTCAGATACCTAGACTGGACGACCTGCATCCCGATGGTGTTCGGATCATCATCCCTTGGGACGGTATGAAGGTGGGCATGTCAGTGTTCGTACCCTGCGTTAACACCGCGCTCGCAGAGAAGCAGCTTAGCAAAATTGCTGCGCGGCGTAAGATTTCTATGCAGGTGCAGGAGCGTATTGAGGACGGTCGATTTGGGCTACGCGTGTGGCGTACGTTGTGATACAGTGAAGTTGTTCATGGAGAAGCCGCTAGGTTTCTGTATGTTCTCCTCCTCCCTGACTAGCCCCCCACCTCACCGTGGGGGGCTTTTTTAATCAAAGAGTTGGAACCCTTGGTTCCACTCGTCACGGCTCTCATCCAACGCACGGCGCATGTTCGGGCTGATCGAGATGCCGTTATACATCGTAGCTGATGTCTCCATGTGCTGCCGCATAGACCGACGCAGGGAGTCAGCGTCGATACGGGCCGTGGGATGCCTACGGTTAAAGTCCTTGATGCGCTGCATCATGGCACGCCGCTCGTCGGAGTCACCCATGCGGGTAGCCACATAGTAACGACGCAGTATCGTAGTCCGTGCGCTGTTTACTGACCGGTCGACGTTCTTGGTCTGCTGGTTCATCTCCTGCGTACGGGTGTACTCGGCAGGGGCGAAGCCGACAAACTTCGCAGCAAGTTGGCCGAAGGACAGGTCGTCCATGATCGGGTCGCCGCGGCGGGTCAAGATGCCTTCGTCGTTGGGGAAGCGGAACGCAGCCTGATACATGTTGCGGATACCGGCAGGGATCATGGCCTCAACACCACGCTCGATCTCACCGTTCATAATGTCTTGGCGACCCCGATTAAACCCAGAAATGATACTCCACGCAGGGCCCCCAAGATAGTGGAACACGTCCTCTTCGAGCGAGGCATCGTGGTTAAACCGGTTAGCCTGCAGGATGAGGCCCGACAGACCGATACGGCTGGACAAGTCGACGCCGAGAAGCGCAGTTGCGGGGCCTTTGTAGAACCCTTCGCCGATCGCTTTGCGCAGCTGTGTCTCCGCGGTGTCTTCTTCTTCGTCAAAGAACAGCAGGTTCATAAGCTGCAAGAGTTCCCGCGCCAGTGGCATACCGACGACTCCTGCCAGTAGGAACGACGCCCCAGTCACCCCAGCGAACTGCCGAAGTGCTTCATTGCGCGCGTCTTTATCCCCGGCGAAGTGCGCCTCCATACCGTCGCGGACGGTCTTAAACATGGAGTAGTACATCTGGATGCCGTAGGCCTTATACATAAGCGCGACGCGCCCGATCCCCTGCTGGCTGAGCCGTGGCGCAGTCTCAAGCACCGACCCGCCGTTAGTCCTTTGCGCATCCTCCAATGCCTGCTCTGCGGCCTTTGTCTGCATCTCTGTAGTGGACAGGGTTGGCTCTGCTTTCTTAAGGCGCGCGAGCTTAAGCTGATACGCCGAGATGGCTGTGACCTGCCGGTTAAAGACTTCTACGTTGTGGAACATGAACGCCGAAGCCGCGGTAGCCATGTCGATAATACCGCGCTCCCGGCCAGAGCTGTCGATGCCAAGGTTATCGGCAAACAGCGACCGGTTTAGCTGGCCACGAGCCGCCATCATCGCAACAAGCGGCTTTAGCTCTTCAACCTTAGCGATGACTTCAGGCTCTAAGTCCAAGTCCTTGCGCACGACGTAGTCGCCGTTGGCATCGAGCTCAAAGTAGTTGTCGATGCTTGGCATCGCGCGGACCTTGATGTTCTTCTCATTGCCGTAGGGGGCGACCATGTCGCTCTTACGATTGAACCCACTGCTGGTAACGAGCTTAGACGCATCCATGATGGCGCGGCCTGCAGCGCCGTATCCATACTTGCCAGCAAACATCATGTAGACGAACATAGGCAGCTGCGAGAGGTTGACCACAGCGGACGAAGCGTTGAAGCCGATCGTGAAGACAAACGCAGCTCGGTTAGCAGCTTGGGCCAGCCCATCCCCCGGAGGGTTACGTGCGAAGTCGGCGCGCAGGTTTAGCTCGTCTACGATGTACTTGTTTTCTTCTGTCAGGTTGGGCCGGTTATCCTCATTGATGCTATCCTGCAGGGTGCGGAGTTTGGCGCTGTACCGCAGGCGCTCCACCTGCCGACCAAGATCGAAGGCTTTGGTCTTGAGCGCGAAGATCGCATCTTCTTGGTACCCTGCGGTGCCCTTACGCCGCTGGAGCGATTTAGCAAACGACGTCTCTGGCAGCGTCTCGATGAACAGCCGCATGATCTCAGCTTGCACGTCATCGGGCACCCTATTTGCCCGAAGGGTTTGCAGTGTCTGACCCACGAACGACGACGGCGGTGCTTTGGCGTAGCTTGCGTTGTTTATGTTGACGAACTTCTCGACGTCCTTAACTGATGTATCAGCCTTTAGGTCAGTTATCGCACGGTCCCGCTCTGCCATGGTCTCAAATGCTTCGACGGTGAACTCACCCTCGGCAACATAGGACAGCCAGTAGTTACCCGCACGTGTCAGTGGGAAGTAAGGCTCGATGGTGCCGCTCTCAAACAGGCGTGCGTACACCTCGTTCTTCAGCTTCTTACGCGCAGCTTCATCGGTGATCGTCTCGTCGATCTTGCCGTAGATTACGTCGCGCATCTTCTCGTACTGTTTTTTGTACGTGTCGCGCATCTGGGCGTACACCTTGTCGCCACCCGTAGAGGACAGCGCGCGCCAGTCGTTGCGCATGTCACGCCACGCCTTAGCTTTTTCTGGGTCGTTGGCGTACGCTGATATCGGCTTCGAGGGGTCAACCTGCTCGATGGTGCTCTTATAGACCACACGGTTCAACGCATCGACTTGGTTTTGATGTGACTTCACCCAGTTGGCGACAGACTTTAGGACGCCTTCAACGGCTTGGTCTGACTTGTTGATAGCGCCACGCTGCTCTTCCATGAGCTTGTGCAGGTCCATGGCACCTTTGATACCGCTGCGTTCAGCAACGTCTGCCACCGCCTGCGATGGTAGGAAGCCGAGCATGCCGCGCTTCGCTTTGTCAGTGGCGGTGCCCCGCAAGAACTCGCGGGTATTGCCTGCAAATTTCTGCGCAAACTCCTTAGTCACTGGCTTGGACTGCTTTTGTATGTCCCCAAGCATTTCCGCGATGCGCTTACCTGCAGCTACTGGCGACAGCATGAAGAACTCACCGGTGCCGATGTTACCCGGTGCGGGGGCGAGGATGTTGTCGATGATGCTGGTGGTTTGCTCCAACGCCGATTGAACCGGCTTAACAGGTTTACCGACAAGCGAGCGTAGGAAGTTGGAGATCGCAGCTTTGATCTTTGCGAACGGGGTGAGTGGGTCGCCCTTAATCTTGAGCCCCGCCAGCATGGACTGGAACTCGGGGTTTGAAAATGCTTCGGCCACGAACTCTTCGATACTGGTAGAGCCATACGCAGTGGGCATAAACTCTTTGGTTTCTTCGAAGATTTTCTTCAGCTTGCGGGTCAGCGGGTGGCCCTTGTTTACAAGTGTGAACGCCGTGGCAGCGTGCGTCATCTCGTGCAGGAGCACGTGGGTGTTAAGGCCACCATCGAGCTTCAATTTGTTTGTGGGTTCGGCCAACGAGATCGTATTAGTTGCCGCAGTAAACCGCCCAAGTACGCCGGGGGCGATTGACTTAACCACCTCGACTTTGGTATCACCAACGACCTTGGCTAGCTTCTCTGCCACGGCAGCGACTTCGGGATCGGCACTGGATGCAGCGACGGAGCGGAGCGCTCCTGCGAGATCGCCCTTACGGAGTAGCGCTACAGTGACTTGTGACAGCGGGTGGCGCGACGGGGGCACCGCCATGTTAAACATGCCCCCCTTATAGAGCATGCCGCGGACCATCGGGTCGGACTCATCGAGTCCCAGCTTCTCCAGCACGTCGGCGAGGCGCTTGTTGTCTGCATCCTTGGTAGGGTCGAACCCACCCTCGAAGGCTTTCTCTAGTTCGCGCCGCGTAGCGACAAGGTCAGTAGACTCAAACGCCTCTATAGCCTGCATGGCGTTCTTCGACTCGACGATTTTACCAGCGGTCCACCGTTTGGTGGCTTCAGACATATTCTTGCTGGCCCAATCAAGCACGTACTGGGCTGCGTTCTTACCCCGTGCGGGGGTCTTACCGTCCTTGGTCGCCCCAAAAAACTCCGACTCTCCGTCGGTCATGTCTTCTGTACGGCGGAAGTTAGGCTTCTGCGCCACTACGTCGTCGATTGCATCCTGCAGGCCGAGGGCCGGGTCAGGGTAGTTGCCGAGATACTTCTTAAGCGCACCGATGGTGGTCTTGTTTTCCTTCGTCGACTTCGTGTTGAGCTGCGCTAAGATAGCGGCCTTGTCGGCGATCGTTAACGGACTTGTGATCGACATCCCGAGCTCTTTGACAAACCGCTTCGCCGGTGCCGAGACGTTAGCCTCGTACCAGTCCGCGAGCTGCTTGGTGACTTGGTCACCGCTGACCTTGGGTTCAGATTTTGCTGAAATCTTTTCGCGCGGTGCAAGAGCACGAGACGTCGGGCCGACACGCTCTTCGCGGATTGGCTTTAGAGTTTTTGGGTCGATTATCGGACGCCGCGGCAGCGTCGGCATAACATTACGACGCGTACCGCCTTCCCCTAGTGTACTACGCTCTGCAGCTTTTGGTGCTGCAGCAGGTACAGCGCTCGCGATACGTGCTCCCAGTCCTCTGGGCTCAGGTGCTGTAGGTGTTCTGGCACCTCCACCCGTACCTCCGACCCCTCCGGGTCCTGCCACGCCGCGTCCACCACCGCGAACGCTTGCTCGATCTCTTTGCTGGTTAGGTGCTGCAGTGCCATCTGTAACCCCTTGTGCGGTCTCTGGGAAAAGTTCAAGTTGTTGCGGGGCGTTCTGCTGCGCACTAGGTGCTGGCTGAGCTGCGGGGCCTGCAGGTGTTTGTTGCGGAGCTGGCTGCGCAGCTGCGCTACGTCTTCCGCTAGGTGCGAAGAGGTCGGGTTGCTCTTCGGGAACCCCCTCAAGGCGGCGGCTAATACCCAACTCTGCAGTCTGAGAAGTACGTGGCTGATTCGCAAAAGAAGTAAGGATTTCGCGCGTTGTAGGGTCATTTAAGTCCTTACCACGTAGGCGCTGCCGAATGGGCGACCGCGGAGCGATACCCATCTGGTCAAGCATCTCGTCGGTTACAGTTTCTGGTGCGGCTTGCGCCTCTGGGGCCATGCCCTCACGCGCGGGTGCTTCTTGAATCCGGCGACGGATACCGGGCATACCAAGCTGTTCTGGCTCGCGCTGCGCTGCGCGCTCAGGGATGCGCGACTCCATCTCCTGCAGCTGCGTAGCTTCAGGCGGCAGCTTAATCGGCTCTGCGACAGGCGACACTGGCTCAGGGCGCTCGGCCCGCTGTACGTTAACAGCACGCTGAATAGTTTGGATTTCCGCCGCAGTCGGCTTGGCTTTATCGCCCTGATAACCCGCCTTTGTGAGCGCATCCTCGTACATCCGAGACACGCGGTTGTAGTTGCGGCTCGGGGTCTTCTTAATAACATCTTGTAGGATGCTACGCCGACCTTGCTCGGTGGCTTGCTGCCGCTGCGTTTCCTGCTGGCCGGTGATGGTCTCAATGTCTGACTCAGCGCGCAGTGCCGCGGCTTGTTGCTGCTGCGCGCCTTCTTCAGCGTCGATAGCGGCGAGCTGGTCTGCGATGTCGGCATCTTCTGCCGCTGTGCGCTGGCGCTGGTCCGCCATATCCACGAGATCACCCATGGCATCGGGCTGCTCGGGCGTAACTGTCTCCGCCGCTTCCGGCACATCCATGAACTGGTCGGGCCGACGCAGCTCTTCAGGTCCAAGCCGACGGCGCTCTTGTTCTTGCTGCAGTGCAAACAAGTCAGGCTGCTCAAATGCAGCTTCGTCACCACGTCCAGCGGCGCGAAGTCCTTCACGCTCACGGGCGGCTGCCTGAGCACGCTGTTCTTCTTCGGGGATTGTCGCCGCTTCGAGTTCGCGGATCATATCCCGCTGTTCAGGCTCCGGCTGCTCGGGCCTTTGTAGCCCAGCTATCCCCGCACGAGCTGCATCTCTTTCGGCTTTGGTACGCTCTAAGAACGGGTCACCTGCCGACTCGAACTCAGATATGGGGCGCTCCATAAGGCGGGCGCGCTCTTCATCCGCGCGGCGCGCGGTGCGGGCAAACGCTGCCGATTGTTGATCCTGCGCGCTAAACAACTCGCCTTGGCGCTCGTCCGGACGCTCGGGTGCCATACCCAAGTCTTCCTCGGGGAACATCTCACGCTGGTCACCCATGACACGGGTGGGCGCTTGGCCAAGATCAGCGCCGGGGAACAACTCACCTTGCGCTGGACCTTCTGGTGGTGGAGTGGCACCGCGCGCACGGCGGCCAGCAAACAAGTCCACGAGTACCTGAATGGTCGCACCGGCACCGCCGCCCAAGGCAGCTGCTTCGCCCGCACCCTCGAGGACGGCTTGGTCGATGTTGTAGCCACGCTCGATAAGGTTCTGTGCGATGCCCGCTGCGGCTTCCTGTGCGGCTTCTTCGCCACCAGTGCGCAACGCGCTGACTACGCGCTGGCGGAAAGTCTGAACCAATTCTTCGCCGAGGTCGCCGGTTAGCTTGCCCAGAATACGGCGAAGCGGAAGCACTTCGGAAGCACCGACTGGGATGGCTTGCATAATTGCGCGGTTGCGTTCTTCTTGGGTGGCTCCGGCGGCGCGAGCACGCTCACTTGCCTCACCAGTAGCTGCACCAACACCAAGGGTACCCGCGCCGACAAGGCCCGCGATACCTGCACCGGCAACGCCAAGACCGAGAGCGCCCGCACCATACGTAACGGTGGCAGCTGCACCGATAAACCCGGCGATCGAGCCGAAGGTAGAGCCGATTTTGTAGGCGAGGTCTTCCTCGTCGCCCATACTGGGCCGAATGGCGCTGGCCGCGTTCTGGATGCGCTCACGCGCTGCGAGTTCTTGCTCCTCGTCGAGCAGCGTAGCGGCACCGAGGGCTGCAGTCTCGCCGATATTGACGACGCCCGCGCCGAAACCCCCGACTAAATCCCCGAGGAAGCCAGTTTCTGGCTCCCGCGGCGGGGGCCGCATTGCGTCCAATTCGGCAAGTTGCGTTTGGCGCTCTGCAGTGCGTGCGTCCCTACGCTCGTTCATCCCGCGGACGGACATCTGTTGATTGGCGCGGCGTAGGATTTCCGCTTGGGAAGCGCCTGCTGGTGCCTCTACTTCAAACGCAGAGCCATCCTTAAGCGTGAGATTATACCGCGCCATATGTTACTCTTCTCCGTCAAGCTGCTCGATACGCGCAATATCTTTCATGGATAGCATAGACGCACCGGTGCCCGTAAACGAGAGCAATTCTGCAGCAAGCAGGTCGCGTGTCTCTACGCCGCGCATAGCGTCAAAGATTTGTTCCGCGCGAATAGCTACACCCACCTCTTCAGCTGCTATTGCTTCCTGTATGTTTGCGGCTTCTTCTTCGTCCGTCGCCAGCATAAGCTGATCTTGTAAGATTGGCAGTTGAGAGGCTTCTACCACATACTTGCGAACCGCGGCTTCCTGATCCTGAACACGGTCAAGGGCTAGGGACACAGCAGCAAAAGTACGCGTGGCGTTTTCCGCCGCGGTCAGCGCCTGAGTAGCTTCATTACGAGCCTGCTCGATTTCAAGCTCACGCTCTTGCAAGCCAAAGCTACGGTTGTCCTTCAGTTTATCATACTCGAGCTTCGCGCGATCGACCTCGGCTCGTAGCTCTGAGGACCGCAATGACGCAGCGGCGGAAAGCGCAGCGCGCTGGTTGGCCATAACCTCAGAATACATCGACTGCCCAAGACGCAGTCCACCCTCAGCAAGTGCAGTGTCAAGTGTCATACCACGCTCCGCCATCTCGAAGACGTCTTGCAGGCGCTTGCGACGGTCCGCCTTCTGGCTCTGCCGCATGTTAAGCGACGCCAACGTACCACCGGCCATGGTTGAGCCGAAGTTGGTCGTGTTGGCAGTGCCCGCCAAGAACGCTTTGAGCTGATCCCGGCGCTCCTCGCGCGGGTCGTAGATCTCTGCATCGAGGGCCCGCATCTCGGATTCCATATCCTCGTAGCGGCCAGCTTTTTCTGCGCGTCCGGTGTATTGGTCAGAAATCTGGAACCCACGCTCCATCGCAGCATCTGCACCGCCCCCGCCAAGTCCGGGTAGGCCGCCACCAAGCCCCGCAATACCAGAGCTAGCCGCATCAGGTGTCCCCGCCGTAGCAGGAGCAGGCCCGCCACGTAGTCCGTCGTCAGGGCCTAGCGTAGAGATGCCCCCCGTAGTTGGCGCTTGCCCCATACGCGCGGTTTCTGCGTCAGACGTGCCCGGTTGGCGCGGGTCTACAATTTGGTTTCTTGGGTCTAGGAGGTCAGGCCGACCACCCTCTTGGTCTAATAACCGCGCAATAGGCGCGGCTGTTTCGAGCGGCACCTTGCCGCTTACGGACCGCGAAGCTCCCGAAAGTGTGCCGATACTGTCACCGGGTTCTCCCACAGTGGGGCCCGCGGAATTACCGCTAATTATGCGATCTAGGTACCCCGGCCGTGCAGCGGCCCTATTACGCTGGCGCGAGCTTGGCTCGCGTGACGCTGCGATGCGCTGTGCGATCGCTTCGTCTGACATCTGCCTAAGCCGATGAAAAGTGTTACGAGAGCTCTGCCCGCTCTGCCCGCTACTTTTTGTAATATTCGCACGATACGCGTCGATATCTTCTTGAGTCACCCCACCGACATACCCACCCGGCGCAAACGCGACGATCCCACCTTGAGCCATACGTGGCATGGGCTGGCCTTGCGGAGCCCCTTGAGGTGCAGGCTGCGGAGCGGCAGGCTGCGGAGCGGCAGGGCGCTGGTTGGCAAGTGCGCCGAGACCCTGCTGAGCTACCTGCTGCATATTCTGCTGCTGCTGCGCCTGACGCTGCTGCAAGACGCCTTGCGTCTGCTGCATCATCTCTTGCTTTGTCATATCAAGAAGCTCAGCTTCACGCTGCTGCGCAATCGTCCCCGGCTGCTGCTGCATCTTCATCTGCATATCGCGCGCCGCAGCTTCCTTCTCGGACTTGAGCTTCTGTAGCGCAAGGAGGTCTATCAGCTGTTGATTCTGCTGGTACCGCTGCATAAGCTGCTGTGGATTGCCCCGATAGGCGTCTACTTTACGTTGAATTTCTTGGTCGATTGCCATCGTAGACCCTCTTAAGGAGTTGTGCCAGTAGCGGGGGTTGCTGACGCAGCGCCCGTAAGCATATCAAATAGTTCTTGGATGCCCCCCGCGCCGGATAGCACCGACGACAGCTGGCTGGGCTGCATGTACGAGTAGGACTGCGCCGCGATCGGCAGGTTCTGCAGGAGTGACTGCATGTACTGGACCTGCTTGAACGGGAAGTCGCGCTCTTCTTCGAACTGCATGCGGTCTGCGTCCATACCTGCTTGGCCGATGCCCCGCTCGATACCGCCGAGTTCAGCCTGCTTTGTTAGGCCAGCAAGGCCGTAGGTGTTAGCCGCGGTCTGCGCTTCCATCTGGCGACCTTGCTCAGTGTTAAACTGCTGCATGGCGCGGTCGTATGCGCTGGCGTACCCAGTACCGGTGATCCCCGCGAGGTTTTGCAAGAGGTTGCGGTTGCCTTCGGATTCCATAACTGCCTGCCGAGAGCCCCCAAAAGCACCAGCCTGCGTCAGTCGCCCAGCGTCCTGCACCCGCTGCATTTCGGCTTGGCGACGAGCTTCGTCGATCTGCGGTTGCAGTGACGCCATCAGATACGGGTTCATGTACTGCTGCGCAGATTCCGCAGTGAACTGCTGGGGTACATACGCGCCCATCTGGTCCGTAGGGATGGACAAGCCCGCAATACCTTGGAACGCCGCCGATTCCGCAGCAGAGGGTCCAGCGGTGAGCGGCCCCATGTACGCTTGGTACGGCTGATTAGCCATGGCCTGACCGCGCCCGAGCATGTCGGTGACGTAGGGGCCAGCCCAGTTAGAGAGGGAGGATTCCGTACCAGTCTGCTGCCCAGCCATCGGGTCTACGTTTGTAGTGCCGGTCGTAGGGTTTGTGGTTTCGCCTGCCATGGTTTACCTCACGTGGGCATGAAGGAAGCAGGGTTAATCTGCTTGCCTTGTTGCGTTGTTCCGGTCCGCTCCTGCCTTATACGGTCCATCATGCCGTGGAGTTGATTTGCCCCGGCATCCGAATTTCCATTGCCAAGATGGCTAACGACATCTGCAGGGATGACAAACTCGCCATCGCTAAGTGCCGCTGGCTGGCGTCCGTCGATCTGCGCCGGAACTTGATCTGCCATACCATCGGTAGGGCCGCCAAGATAGTAGCCTTTTCTTGGTTGTATAGACGCAATGCCCCCTGCAGCGTACCGGGGGGTATAACCCGCTAGTCCTTCTAAGGTCTCCATAACAGGACGATCCTCAATAACCCGTGCAGGGGCCCGAGATACAATCGGGGAGCGATTGCCTTGTTGCGCTTCTTGCTGGCGGGGCGGTGGAGCTGCTGGACGAGATTGCCGCATTGGATTGGCAGCGTTGAGCGCAGCGAGCCCTTGAGCCTCTTGCTCCAGTGCAGGCATGGCGCTTGCTTGCCCTTCTGGCGTAAACATCCGCTGGGACATATACCGCTGCCCAGAGCTTCCGGGACGCCGGTCAGGATCAAACGCACCGGGTACTTCTGCACGCTCAAACGTGTAGCTTGGGATGCCACCTTGATAGCCTACTTGGGGCGAAGTGCCGCTAAAGAACTCCGAACCTGAATTAGTTATACCGTAGCTGCCTACGAGCGATAGCAGCGCACCCATATCCACGTTGCTGGCAGCGTTAGTTAAAGCATCTAAAGCTTTAGACCATAACGTCATTGCATCTCTCCGATTATACGTAACAACTTATCAGTTGTACCCTCTACTTGTCCACCCTCAGCATAGGGGCTGGGGAACAGCGCCGCCTGTTGTGGCGTAGCGAACATGCTTTGGAAGTCGTAGAAGTAGTTAATCCGCGTTGGATCAGGCGTGCGCACGTCTACACGCTGGCCGTACACGTCTTCTTGCTGCTGCACAAAATCACCAAACGCGCGCCGCCGTGTTGCCTCGTCCTGCGCCTGCAGTTGGGTTTGTAGTTGTGTCGCAAGCTGAGTTTGGGTCTGGGTTTGCTGTTCAATTTGCTGCTGCGTTTGCTGCTCTGCGGCAAGCTGCGTAGCGAGGTTTTGCTCTTGCTGTGCGTATATCCCAGTAGCGGGGCCAAAAATAGACCCCGGAGCAAAGGTAGTATTGGTGCCCGCCAATGCCTGTTCAAGCAGGGCGAAGTCGTCCTGAGTAATTTGACCGTCACCCGTCACGTCGTATTGACGCTGCGACATACTTAGGTCCGTGATAACTTCTTGCTGTGCGATTAGGTCGGCCACAAAGTCAATGTCAACCTGCGTAACATCACGAGCAGGTTTGCCAATGAGCGACGAGATAAAATCTAGGTCGGACTGGGTCGAAGTTTCGAGTCCAGTAAGCTGATCTTGCAGGGACTGTGCGGTCTCCCCCATCTGGGTAAGCAGTGTCGTTTCAGTAACGCCGAGTTGGCCTGCCAACTCGCTAAGCGCGCTCTGCAGTGCCTGATCCCGCGCAATGCCCGAGTCTTCTAGCTCCTGCACCCGTGCAAAGAGCGCATCTTCGACGTTACCGATTTGAGTTTCAAGGCCGCCGATCTGGTCCAGCAACGACTGTTCAGTCTGCCCGATCTGCTGAAGCAGGCTTTCTTCAGTGACACCAAGCTCCGTAGCGAGCTCGCCCAAGGCAGCGCCAAGGGCGTCGTCCCGCTGGATGCCAGCATCCTCTAGCTCCTGCACACGGTCCAGAAGCGACGCTTCTACGTCACCGATCTGGCCTTCAAGGCCAGTCTGGATATTAGCAAGCTGGTCCAGCAAC